ACCGCGATCGGGAGAGACGCGCTCTACGGTGTAACCGAAGGCATCGGAAACATCGCATTAGGATACCAGGCTGGAAACCTGATCACCACCGGCAACTACAATATCATCATCGGGTATGATATCGATCCACCCGCCGCCACGACGAACAATTATGTCAACATCGGGGGAATTCTCAAAGGGATGAACATTGCCAACGGAGCCACGGCCCAACTAGGATTCTACGGGGCCGAGCCGATAAACAAGCCGTCGGTAGACTTGTCAGGGGACACGGCGAGCGATCTAGCAAACCTTATAACCGCTCTGACAAACCTAGGGCTGATAACAACCGCACCGTGAGGGAGATAAATGAACTATTCAGAATATACGCGAAAGAAGGCAGCGAATGCTATCGTTTCGGTCGCCAGAACCGGGGTAGATGTGACGATCACGTATGACGAGTACGACCAGGACACCGGGGAGAAGTCGGTTCTGGACGCTTCTCTGGACTTGGACCAACTCCGAGAACAACGGACTCAGATGAACGCCCAGATCCGGCAAGACATGGACAGACTCAACGCGCTCCGATCCGACCGAGACGACATAGCGGCCATGATCGCCGACATCAACGCGGTGGTGTCGTCATGATCGACGACGCGGGGAAAGCAGCTATCGTCCGCCAGATGCGGGACGAGTACGAGGTCACTCAATACAGGCTCCAGGTGGCACTCAAAATCGCCGAGGCTCAGCGAGAAAAGCAGCAAGTCGGCCTGATTAAGCGGGATCTGGCGAACATCGAGATAGCGTTGGCCGAACTCGATGGGATAATTGAGGGCGGAGCGTGACCGACGACCTTCGGGGCGAGGGGGGCATTTTATAGTGCGCCCTCCCCAAGAAACTTCAACTATTGAAGGCGAGGTAATCAAGAACGGTTTTCATATCCCCCGTAGTGTTAGCCGCGTGATCATGGCGGACAAGACTTACCGCTTTTTCACCTTGAAAGAGTACGTCAGTGCGTTAAAACGAGTCAGAAAAGGAACTTATCAATCCGAGATATATGATTGTGACGATTTCGCCAGGTACGCGGTATGTAGAATCAAGAGCGATCCTCACAGACCCAAACTACACGGCGCGGCGATCGGTGTAACATTCGGGCGGTACTCACCCGACCGAGAATACCACGCCATTGTGGTTTTCTGGACAGCTCCAGACAAGCGATACTACTGGGAGCCGCAAACCCACAAGATCGTAACGTTCCACCCAGACCAAATGTTCTTGTGATGAGGAAAAAGATATGATTGGGAACAAACAAATCCTGGCCCGGCACCTCGTTTCCTATTTTTATTCTGGCGGAGATTGTAGCGACGAGGAAGCAGAGTTCCAGCCACCCACCGGAGGTTGCTATATCCGGTGCGATGCCGGAAGTGGCGGGGATGGATCAGTCACGATCGAAGGAACTTATGGGGGAGAAGACGTAGACGAGACCCTAACGAGCTTCGATTCTGAAGGTGTGGCGATCGGAACTCAGAGATTCGATACCATAACCGCTATCAGCGTAACGCTTGAGGAGGGGACGGATTCCGTAACGGTATATCCAGCTTCCGAAACCGGCGATATTATAAATTATACGACATATTCAGAATCATATGTGAGAGTCAACTGGAAGTACACCACCAGCACCTCAGCAAACAAGGTTGTGGTGAACGTCGGAGGGAAGAAGATAGAAGCCGAGATCGAAATCAGATACAATAAAAACCAAAATATAAATCTTGAAGACTTATTGTACATCGATGGATCGTGGTTCAAGGTGGATCAGATCCATCAGGAATCGAGAGCTACGAAACTGGCTTATCTCTCGAATACGGGGGCGATAGCATGAAAAATATCTTTTTGATTGGTTGTATAGCATTGATGGTAGGAATGGCCGGTGCCTATACCTACAACCAGGACGTCATGGGCGAGGGCAAAGTATTCTCGGACTTCCGGTTAGGCGATTCTCTCGGAGACGTGATTCGAGGAGACGGCACGGGGATAGAGATAGGAAGGCAGGTCACTGCAGGTGAATTAGAAGACAAGATCTTTTCAGGATTCCGGATGACAGGCGAGGCCGGAACTTTCCGGGCATGGGGTCGGATGGGCGGCGTGTCTCATAGCCTCTCCATCGATGACGCCACCGCGATAGATGCCACCGCTGCATTCCGATCTACAACCACAGATACGCTGGATTCAATTGACGAGGTGAACGGTACTGTGAAAGGCGGTGTCTCTGTCATCAAGGCCAACTTCACCGGGAATGCTGAGGAAGAGGTAATCGGGTTATCGGGCGGCCTTCATTCCAGGCCCGTGAAACTCGGAGAGACTGAACTGAAGGGAACTTTCCATATTGAAAGCGGGGTGACTGTATAATGGCTGGATTTGATTGTTGCGGAGGCGGTGACAAGGCAGGCGAGCTTCTGGATAACTGGCTGGAATGTCTTGAACCGCCCGCCGAAGCGAGAATGGTAAACAAGATCTGGATCAAGTCGGGCCATACTCTGAAGGATCTTGTGGATGTTTCGACCTTTCCGCCGAAGGTGAATGAGGGTCTCTATGCAGAGATCATGAAATTGTATCCCAAAGACGGAATATTATTTAACGACGGCACCGGAAGCGGCCCCGACATGACCCGCGAAGAGTGGATTGCGGCAACTGGAGCCGATCCGTTGGCTCAACTCGCGTGGCAACGGAGGACGAAAAAATGAATGAAGCCGTAATAACCGGTCAGCTCATTCCAGGACAAGAGCTTGTTTCAGATGACGGAAGAGAATGGATCGTAAATGAGAACGGGGAACTGATTCTGATCCTAAAAGGAGATGGTCCGCGTGGGAAAAGTGATTGACAAGGCTACTGGGGACGTTCTCGCAGAGTTTGACAAGGAAGAGGACGGCATTTTCCTGAAAGAGAAGTATCGGAACGAAGGATGCCATGTGAAGATGGAGTGGTGATTTGTGGCAAAAGAAGGGCTCATCGTAACAATCGCGATGTTCGTTTTGTATGCTTATGTCGTCTCAGCTCCAGGATTCATAGGGATAGAGCTACCTGAAAACGTCATCAGTGAGCTTACCATCGCTCTTACATCATTGGCGACTGCGTGGGTGGTTACTCGCGGTCGGACTTCTGAGACTCAGATAATTGAATCTACGCCGCTGAAATATGAGACGTTCATCGGGACTGACTCTAAGGGTGATTAACAGGATTGCTAATATTAGGCAATCTTGTCATAAATCCATAAAAATTTTTTCTACCTGAAAAAATATAACCGTTATGGAGGTAAAGAAAAATGCATGGTTATGCCGCTGACGTTGGGGGGAGATGACTTGGGGGGCGCGTCTATTCCGAAGACAGATCGCGAACTTCTCCTGTCCATATATCAGACGTTGTGCGGCGAGGGCGGCGTGTGTGATATCCAACGTGACCAAGAAACCCGGTTGACCGCGTTAGAGAACTGGAGGTGGTATATTCTGGGAGCTTTCGCCGCATTCACGTTTTTATTGGTGTTCATGGGGAGGCTCCTTGATTTTGGGTTGGTCGGAGGGGCATAATCGAATATAAATATCAAGCCGTTCTATAAATCGCTGGAGGATAAAATCATGGCTACCGAGAACATCCAGGAGTTCACAAAAGGAATCGAAGCCAACTGCATGCGGCACTGGATGAAGGTGGCCGCGAAAGCTCCAGCGATGGCCTTGATTTGGCAATCTCAGGTAAGGGAGAGAACGCCTTATGTTTCCGGAACTCTGAGAAGAGGCCAGTTCGTCGAAGTCAAATTGCTCAGTTCTACCGGGATCGAGTTCAATTTCAAAACTAGCGTCCCGTACTGGTGGTGCGTGAACAATGGAGGGCCGTGCCCTCGTGGAAAATCCCGAGTTCCAAGACATTTCTTTGAGGAAGGTACTCAGGTCGCTATCCCCTTGATGATTGCCCTGGCAAAGGCGGTGCGATAGGATGCCTACCTTCGTCAACCCGGTTGCCGAGATCGTCAAAAAGATGAGGCTCAATTCCGATCTTACGGCGCGTGTTGCTATATCTCGAATTCATGTCGGGTACCCGAAGATCGTGAACGGCGAACCAACGGGCGTTGACAAGCCTGGGATCTATGTTCACCGTGCTTCTGGAGAGATGAAGTTCGTCTATGGCCCCTCCAGTTTGACTGACGCCCCTAAGTATGGATCGGCATCTTACCAGGCCGACGTGTTCTCAAGTATTGGCGTAAGTGATGCCGACGAAATCGCTGCTTTGGCTCAGATCGCGGTGGGGGAGAATGTGTCCGCTGGGGGGTTATATTCGATACATTTTATAGATAGCATTTCGACCTACGACGACGGGTATGACTGCTACCATTCTATATTCATAATAAGCGTTAGATTAAAACGTCGAGACGCCGGGGTGGTACTACTTGGCTGAAGATCTCATTTCAAAATATATTTTCAAAGCCGAAGGCATAAACGAGGTCAAAGCCCAGGCCGCTCAGCTTGGCGGGTATCTCCAGAACCAGGGAAGTTCTGCTGGGAACGCATTTTCCTCTTCATTCAAGGGAACTCTTGGAAAAATCAATGTAGGCCAAATAGCCGGAACCATGGCGGCTGGGGCGGTGGCCGCTGCTCCGATTGCTTTGGCTACTGGATTAGCTCACGCCACTTCTGTTGCGGCTGGATTCGAGCAGTCAATGGCGAACGTCGCTTCCGTCACTGGCGGCGGTGCGGATTCGATCGCCAGGTTGTCAGAGGTGGCTCGCGAAGCTGGCGCGTCATCCGTATTCTCAGCATCCGAAGCCGGGGACGCGATGTACTATCTGGCGTCTGCTGGGATGAACGAACAGCAGATAGCCGCCAGTCTTGGAGATACGCTTCAGCTCGCAGCAGCTGGCGGCATGGGTCTAGCTGAATCAACTGAGATCGTAACTTCAACACTGGCTCAGTTTGGCATGGAAGCGGACGAAGCTGGCCGGGCCTCCAACGTCATGGCCGCCGCCGCCGCCGCCAGCAATACTACCATTGCTCAACTCGGCGCTGGAATGGGATATGTTGGCCCGGTCGCTGCCTCCCTTGGGATGAGCCTCGAAGAAACCACCGCTGCAATGGGTTTGCTGGCGAACGCTGGCATCAAAGGAGAGCGTGGTGGAACTGCTCTCCGGGGAGCATTATCTGCCTTGATGCAACCATCGAAAACCGCCGCTGGTGCGTTGGAAGAGATGGGGCTTTCAATCGAAGACGTTGACCCTGCGGCAAACTCTCTGACAGATATTATCGGGAAACTTGAAGGCGGCTCGATGACAGCGGCGCAAGCTGTAGCCATATTTGGCCGCGAAGCTGGCCCGTCTATGCTGGCTCTTGTGTCTCAAGGATCGGCGGCGCTGGAGAAAATGGAAGACAGCATCACCGGCACCAACAAAGCCTCCCAGATGGCCGCCACCCAGACCGATACCTTCCAGGGCGCTATGAAGATGTTGGGATCGGCGGTAGAGGAAGCTGAGATCACTGTTGGAAACGCGCTCCTTCCATCTCTGACAGGTGCTGTCCAAGGGTTCACCGAAGGCGTGAAATGGGCGACCGAGTGGGGCTCTACAGTATCTAGCGCATTCGAGGGAATCACTGGAAACGCCCCCGACTGGAAGATGTTCTTCCCTGGGGTTGAACTATACGAAGGTTTGGAAAAGCTAGATAACAAAGTTGGTGAAGTCCTCTCTGGCGGAACCGAAACCAGAGGTCTTGTCGGTTCGTTCGTTGGTGACGTTACCGGTGCGCTGAGCGACGGTCTAAAATCGGCTGGCGGTCAAATTAAGATCGGCGACGAGTGGATGAAGGATATGGCCGACGTCCAAGCCGCCAGAGATGCCGGAAAACTTACTGCTCAAGAATACCTCCAGGGATTGAAAGAGGTCTCGGCTTCAGGTGTCAGGATGAAGGGCCCGACGACCGGGCTTATGGATTCGCTCCAAGAGTTCGCCACCACCGGAAAACTGACCACAGATCAGTACAAAGAATCCTTATCAAGCGTATCCGAGATCTATTCTCAAGTAGGCGACGCCGCCGCCGAGATGACCGGCCCTTTGACGGAAGGGTTTGAAGAGGGGACGGTCTCCGCCGAGGATTATATTGCTATCCTGGAGGACATGTCCACCGTCTCAGAGAAGCTTGGAGACGGGGCGGACGAGGCTCTTGAACCTCTAACCCAGGCATTCGAGGACGGTACGGTTTCGGCGGAAGAGTACAAAGACATAATGGACGACGTTGCCAACGCCGTTACTTCGCTTGGATCTGATTTTGATTCGATCGCAGGCCCGATCCAAGAGGCGTTCTCTCAAGGTGAGATATCGGCAACGCAATACCAGGATGCTATCAACTCAATTTCAGATGTCCATGCTCAATTAGGAGAATCTACTGAATACGTCACCGGCCCGATCACCGAGATGTTTGAGTCTGGAGAAATATCAGCAGACGAATATATAACTGCTCTCGATGGTGTTTTATCCGGATCAAAAGAGTTTGGTACTGAGTTTACCCGCCAGATGGCCGACTTGAACGCCAACGCTGGCAACATGTCAGCCGATGAGTATCTGGCAGCGTTCAACGACATCATCACGGATCTTGGAGTCAATATCGAGAAGGAATTAAAAGACGTCGATGCCGAGGGCGCTGGAGAGGACGCGGGAAAAGATTTTATCTCAGGCTTAGATAGGGGGGCCAGGGCTGCCATCCTCAGCGGAGACTTCTCCGCCATATCTGGAGAAGACAACCTTTTATCGGCGGCATCGTATTATAATTCATTCAGACAAGTCGGCGAGGGCGCACCGAAACAAGCGACGAGTGAGTTTGAGGTCGAGGGCGTAACGACCACGGTAAAATATAAGCCCGCCTCAAATTTCCCAGTCCGAGTTGTAGTCGGTGGTGTCGCGCTTGGTCACGGCTTCAGAACTTATGAGGCCGCCCTTGAGGCGATGGATAAAGAACACGGCATGCTTTTGGGCCTGGCAGACCCGAACGCCTTCAGGATCGCGTATCTTGAGGCCGTGGCGGAGGGTTCCCGATCTGCTCAGTTAAGGACCACCGCGAAAGAGGAGCTTATTGAGCTTGGAATTCGGCCAGCATTATTAGCTACGATCCAAGATCCTTATGTTACGTGGGGCTCCCCTCAGCACATGGCCTCCAAATATGCAGAGTATGCAAGGGAAGGAATAGAAGAACCACTATTCAACAGTATATATAATATAACCCGAAACTTGGAAGAGGAAGGCAAAGCCGGAATGATGCAAGCCTGGCAAACCATCCTCGATCCAAGCGCCACTCAAGCGGAAGTTGACGCGGCATTTGATCTCCTCTTGGAAAGCGATGTTTTCGGAGGATGGGGCCGCGACGTGGGGATGGCTTATCGTGATGGGCTGATCGATTCATTCGACGGCGTTTATATCGACTTTGCCGACGAAATGGAAAAGATCGCTCAGGAAGGGGCGGACGTGTTCTCGGACAACTTCGTCGGAGAAGATGAAGCCCAAACCATGATAGATCGGCTCACATGGGCCATGACTCAAGATCCAGCCGCTTTTGAGGAGGCGGGCGGAAAGACGGCCCTCCAGTACTGGGAAGGGCTCCAGGCGGAACTCGATAAGCTGGAAGCCATGATCGCGGCGGAAGCCGATCCTTCCCAAATCGCAGATCAGAGAGAATTGATCGCTCAGATTATAGGTGATCATCCTTATCAGATTCAAGTAGAAGCCGAGGTCAACGCTTTTGGCGGTCCGCTCGCACAAGGCCCGCTAGACGAGGACGGGAACCCGATCACGCTGGCATCTCTCCTTTTCGGTACCGATGCAGACCGGCGGCGCGAAATTAAGAGGGACGATCTTTGGTTCAAGAACACCGTAATGCCTGTTACCGAAGATCACATCGATAAGATGTTGGCGGCGGCCACTACTGGATATGATGACGATTATCAGGCAGCGTTGGAAAATGCCGAAAAGTTGTATGCCCTCCAAGATATATACGGCCAGAAATATCTGAATCTGCGCCAGAATCAGCTTATCACAGCTCTCAGGCAGGGCGAAATAGGAATAATGGCATTCAATGAGCAATGGGATAAATTGAATGCTAAACAAGAGGAATCCAAGAAAAAAGTCGACGAACTCTCGGACAAGTACGGCAACCTGGCAAAAACTACCGCTGAAGCTGGCGACGATTGCTGCGAGGCAATGTCAGCGTTCGGCAAAGCCCAAGAAGCTTCCAGCGATATGTTCTTCGAATCGTACATCGGACCGACGGAGAACTATGTGCCGTGGCTGGCCGAAACCGGCGAATATGACAAGCGGATCAGCGTTGGATTCGATTTTCCAGATGATATAGATCAGCAAGTGGCTGAATATCTCGCCTCCCATCCAGCCGAAATGGACGTCAACCTGAAAGAACTCGATAAAGAAATCTCTGATAAGTGGTTGGCGGGGTTGGGTCTCTCAACAGATCTCGAAATCAATCCCCCATCAGAGGAGGATATATTCGGGTTCGTGAATACTATTGAGGAGGCAGACGCTACCATAACTCCAGGCGCAGACTTAAATCAAGACGATTTGTATAATATCGTAACAGAAATTAATACTACGGAAACTGCAATGCCCGTTGGGCTCAACGCTACTCAGCTCTGGAACGAGTACATGTCGATCGTCACGAAAATATCTAGCTGGAGGGTATACATTCCAGTAGACGTCGACGTTGTGGCGAATATCCCGGCGCTGGCATCGCAGATCAAAGCTGAGATCCTGGCGGGGCTCCAGTCATGAGTTGCGTCGATGCATGTCGTGTGGATGGGTTCAGGATAGAGCGGCGCGGCGTGGCCTCCCCAGAAGACGACGTTACCCTGAAATGGAACAATCTGCATTACGTCACAGACGATATCACTCTGAAATGGAACCTCAAATCAGCATTAATCGATGACATCATATTAAAATGGAACACTCTGATTGCACTCCAAGATGACGTTACTCTGAAATGGAACTGCCTTTCAGAAGTTATCGACGACATTATATTAAAATGGGATGAAAAATCTTTTGTCCAAGATGATATAACGCTGAAATGGAACGATGCCTTTGTAACATCTGATATCATTATCAAGTGGTCTGATGGGTGGGTGGCCGATGACGTTACGCTGAAATGGAATAATCTCCATTATCTTGAAGATGATATCACCCTGAAATGGGATGAGAGATCATTCGTCCAGGACGACGTTACTCTGAAGTGGAACCTGATCTCGTATCTTGCCGATGACATCACCCTGAAATGGAACCTCAAATCTGCATTAATCGACGACATAATATTAAAATGGAATAATCTACATTTCGTCGGAGACGATATCACGCTGAAATGGGATCTCATTTCGTATCTCACCGACGACATCACACTGAAATGGAATTTAGCTTCATATTTAATCGACGATATCACTATCAAGTGGAACAATCTGCATTACGTCACAGACGATATCACCATCAAGTGGCATGAGGGGCCGCCGCTGCCAGGCCTGGTGGACTACCTGGAGGTGATCACGGTTCAGGGAGATGTGATCTATCCTGACATGCTCACGGTTCGGGCCGATCTGAAACCGTTCGGGACTCTGGATCGTTACATCCTCCACCTGAAAGAACCGATCCCGGAAGACTCAAAATGCCGGCTCTACCTGAAAGGGTCGGTCATCTATCTGGAGGGGTTGTCTCGGTCTTGCATCCAGAGATACACATCCACCGAATCTTATTACGAGGTCGAAGTCCGAGAGTACGCTGAGATCCTGAAACCCATCGAGCCCAAAGGCGGCCTCTACCTCGTCCGGGAAACGTGGGAGAACGTCACGGTTTCCCAGCTCCTCGCCAGCGCCGAACCTCCAGCAAACAACGACATTGTAGGCCTGATCTACATGGCCGCATCTGCGATTGATTTCGAGTTTTGGGCTACCTACGATGCTGAGAACGCGATCTATTCGTTCACCTATGAAGGCGCGGCGTTCTCTATTTCGACGGTATACCAGGATGCTACGGCGCTTACGGAACGGGTTAGCGCGGTGGCTTTGGAGTCAGCTTCGGGTTGGTACCATGATGCGGTTAATAAAATACTTTATGTGAGATTAACAGACGACACCTCGCCCTACTACCATGTCGTCTCGGTCCCCTACATTTGGGATGGGATCATGCCGGTAAGGTTGGGCGTGGTCTCTTCCGGCGGATCTACCAACATTGCATACTGGGAAACCGCGAACGGGGACATCCCCTTGGAGACCATTAACACTCTTCTCCTGGCGGTAGGGCTGGAAGCGGAAGCCAGCGTTAGGAACGGTATCTGTTACATCGATGTGACGGATCGGGCAGGGGCCGGAACCGTTGGGAACCCGGCGCAGTTTTATCACGCTACTGAGAATATTAAAGACGTGTCTGAGATCGTCTTGAACGACGCCCGCTACACTGTGGCCGGTGTCATCCTCTCGGGGTATGGTTCTGGAGCTGGGGCCGTTCATGCAGGCGCGTTCCGGAACATGGGGAGAGGAGGCCGAAAGGTGAGGCTCGACGACGCCTCGATGCACTCCACCACTCAGGCTCAGGATTACGTGACGAACTACCTGGATGACGCCTATCTTCCAGCTCACGGCGTCACTTTCGACGCCCCTCTTGTGGTCGGAGCGTCGATCGACAAGCGGCGGGTAGGTGACACGATCAAAGTAGAGATCCCGAACGCGTTCTTTAATCAGGTGTTGCGGATTCAGGAATTGAAGCCAGAGATCGCGAAAAATAATCTCACCATCACGGCGGGGGACGCTGTTTATTCTCTAGAATCTCAGCTTCAGGCGCTTAAGTCGGCAAACGAGAAGTACCGCCGCCACCTGGAAGATACGATGGAGTCTTATCAGTTTGAATGGGACGATATCAACCTGGATCATTTAGTTGACCTGGAGGAGACTTTCGATATCGATTCTGATGTACTGGACTTCCAGAAGCTTGAGGTCTCTGTCTCCATCCAGAACTTCAGGACAGACATAAAACAAGTTACTCAACCGGGAATGTCTCATGCTCACGGCGGGTCGGCTGGTCCGGGCGGAACCTCTCACGGCGGCCACGACGTTTCAACCGACGAGGCCTCGGATGCTGCTGGAGACACGCCGACTTCGGTAGCTACGAACCTCCACACCCATCCATTCACCAGCGGTGCTCCATCAGAAGGCGGCACCATTTATGTCGCGTCATATAATCATGTCCATGCCGGAGCAGGGGGCAGCTCGACTCTCTCAGTAGACGCTTCCGCCGCTAGCACTACCAACGCCGTGACGACTCTTGGAGTCTCCAGTTGTACTGCTACGAACTGTACCAAATCGTTCTATGCCTGTATTACTGGAACGGTCGCCGTCATCGCTAGCAATCACACTCATCCGGTATCTGGATCGACAGATATCCCCTCTGGAGAAGGCAGCGGTATCCAGCTAGTTTCAACTTCAGACCACGTCCATGCCGGAACCACCGATGCGCCGAATTCTGGAAAGGGCATGTTAATCTCTCTGGATGCGCTAGGTCACACTCACCCCATAGCCGGAAAGAAGACCGATACCATCGAAGACTCATTCACGCCAGCCATAGACGTGATGCTGGCGGAATCAATTAGCAACGATCTAGGCATTGAGAAGTCCGAGCCCGGATCAACGCCAGAGATGTACCTCACTGTGGAGATTGACGGAACGCCCATCACAGGATCTCCATTCGTGATCGGTGAGGCCGGGGCCTACACCTACAACGAAGAGGACGAGATCTGGGAGCTGTCGGACGATGTTGGCCCCGTCTCGATAGCCGACGCGATCACCACCACCGGGACGCACACGGTAGGTGTGAGCCTGTCCAACAAGACAACCCCAGGATCGGCTTGTAAGATCATGGCTTCAGTCAGGATCAATGGCCGGTTCTACGTGTCGATCATATCGACGTGACGAAAATTATATAAACGAAATAAACCAAGAGGTAAGATAATGGCTGACTCTGTAATCCCGGATTCTGATCTCTACCTCTTCCTCACCGCCGACGAGATCAGAGAGAAGAGAAGGGCGCTGCAAACAGAAGTCGATAAGCGGCAACTCTACATCACGCCAGGACTGGCTTTTGGAGTTCCTGGATACAAAGGTCACGAACTCCAGATATACCAGATCTTGAGACCGCGATCCGAGAACAGGCTCAAGATGAAGCTGCTGGAGATTTGGGTTCCGGTAGAGCAATTCGAAGAAAAGGATAAATCTGTCACGATAAAAAAGGCGGCTAACACCAAACTGGAGAATAAAGTCAGAGCGTTGACGGAAGACAAGGCCGCGTTTTTCAAAGACGAACTCAAGACCGAAGATGACGTGAAAGCTGCAATAGAGAGGAGGGATGACCCATCGAGAAGACGACTCAGGAGGTAGTGGACGTTGGCGGAGGGGTCTTGATCCCCAAAGCATGTAACGACCGCCTTTTCAACACCGAACTCAATGTGGAGGTAATATACGCCCTGATCGAAGTTTTGCTGGCCCCAAACCTTCCTAAGACGTGGGTTCACGATATAGGGAGGATCGTGAGAGAGGCGGCTGAGATGGTAAGAGATGGGAAAATGAAGCCCGACATGCAACAGGATTACGTGAACCGGGCCGTGAAAGATTATCTGGAGACCGATCGGAAGGTTTGAATTATGGCTTATGTTGACCATTGTGATACTAATCCGGGGCACACTGACAGTGGTCACATAGATTCGTGTTACGACTTTAACAATTATGCAGACGCCTGGCTAGATTGCGCTGGCCACTCTGATTATGCTCCAGAACTTTGCCCTGCTGCGTTTCAGGGTGATTTTCATGTAGATGATACTGCGTGTCATAATGATGTCCCATATGATGATTGGGATAACCATTCGAATGTAGCATTTGATGACTCTGCATATAGTGACTGGGGCAACCATTCTAATGTACCATTTGATGATGCTTATCCCCACGTGGATTCTCATATCAATACTGACATTCCATTCGATGACCATTATAATACATCACATAGTCATAGTTGCGGGGGCCACGCAAATGTGGCGTATTATCTAGATACCTATTGTGCTGCCGGCCACAGTCAATCACTATGGTCTAATTCTCCAGTGGATTGCGACAATGGGTATTACCATTGCGACAATGTTATAGATCGATGGAGCTATTATACTACGCATTCACATTCTGCTGCATATAACGATTTCGGAAATACTGCACACTCTGATTATGACGATTATTCGCAATGGACGGATTTTGGGAACACGTCTCATTCAGATTATCCAGATTATACTGATTGGTATGATTTCGGAAACACGACTCATTCGAATTGGACAGATCACGATAATGTAGCGTTTGTGGATTTCTGCAACCACACGAATCACAACGCGGGGTAAATATGGCGACTATATTAATATATCCAAAGGTAACGTGCCCTGTAGGATGCAAGTATTGTTTTGAATATCCTGATCATGGGGCAATCGGACAGTATGACAAGGCGAAAATGATGACCACATTGCAATCCATTTTTGACAAAAGGCACGACAATGTGGTTATTCACGGCGGAGAAGTTCTTTCACTTCCGATCCGAGACTTCAAATACTTTGTAAAGAAAACAAAAGAAATCGCAGGGTCGGTAAGTATTCAAACGTCTTTGATGGGATTGACCTCGGAGCATATCCGGCTATTCAAAGAATATCAAGTCAATTTAGGTGTTTCAGTTGACGGCCCGCCAGATCTCAACGTTCTGAGAGGTCCTAGAGATCCTCAGAAAAATAAAGAATATCAAGCTGAAATTGTATCCAACATGGAACGATTACGTAAGAATAAGATCGGGTTTGGGTCGATAACAGTTCTATCGAAGGCAAACGCATCGCCTGACAAAATTGACCGACTTGTTGAATGGGCCAAATCAAATAAAATCAATGGTCGCTTTAACATGATGTTTGCTCCCATTTGGCAAACGGATATCTTTGAATATGTGTTAACCCCCTCTGAAGCCAAGAATGCGTGGATTCGATTGGCAGAAGAAGTTCTGAAAGACAAATCTCTTGAATGGACTCCTCCCAGAGAGTTCATAGACAACTTGTTAGGCGCATTCTCATTATCCACATGCAGTGTTGCCAGATGTGATTATCTTACTACTGTCTGCAAAACTATTATGCCAGACGGATCACTTGCGCGGTGTGATCGATGTTTCCAAGATGGATATTATGGCCGGGCACCTGAAAAAACGTTTTCTAGAGCTGAGGTATTGGGGCAAACCGAATGCTCTGCTTGTAGGTACTTCGAGATTTGTGGTGGAGGGTGTCCTGGCGAAGGCGCGAATGGCGACTTCCGGCATAAGTCTTATTTCTGTGAAGCGCATTACGGATTATACGAATTTCTTGAAGACCGAATCAGAGGCATGTTCCCAAAAGTTATATTATCGATAGACAGGGAAAATTATTATAATGATTTTCATCTGGCTGGTAAACTTGCGCCTTGGTCAGAAAATCTGATCAGGTCTACGTGGCGGGCCACTCAGCCATGCAAAAAATGTGGTGACAATAAGCCGCAAGAACAAAACGATCCATTACCATCAGGGAGAAGACCTCATGGGGACTGGGACAATCACGGCGATTCTACCCCCCCTATGTACCGCAAGGATGGCGAGAAAAAATGATTCGAGAACCACAGCCGTTTACAGCGAGGCTTCCGGCATACGGGCATGAATCCATTCTGGAAGAGTTGAGCGAATTTAACAAGGTGTTTCATCAAGCAGAGTACGAGATGGTGCGAAGAGGAGCGAGAGATGCAGACGTGTATCATCTCAATGCCAATGCATATGATGAACAAATTGAGAAGGTGTTCCAGGATGGGTTAGTGTTTCTTCCCATCTTGAGATCCAAATCTTATTCCGGGTTTTCTCATAAGCATTTCCCTTCTGATGAGTTGGATCAGGATGTGATGGTATATGGAGTGGTCGCTAAAGATATTGATGTTGCGCGGGAGTTCAAAGCCGCCCACAACCCGGTAGATCACATGAAGATTGGAGCAATGCTAGGGTACCCAGCATGTTGCAGCAAAGAGTTTGTGAAATATTGGAATATATCACAAGATCCAATATTTGAAATCGCTTATAATACAGCCCCACATACACATCAATTAAGCACCGATGATCCATTAGTTGTCGAGAAGGGCGATCCTCGCCTATATGTCCACTTGCGGTATGCCGGGCTGAGAATCATACCGTGGTTCCCGTGCTCATTTGATTGTGAAGAAAGCAAAAAACGTGCGAAGAAATGGCAATCCATCATAGACGACATTTCTCCAGGTACATCGGAACGAATGATAACGTTGCTGAGTATGCCGACCACATGGAACCTTCTTAACTCGATGGCGGTTGTTGATCACCCATTCATCAAGATAGTAGCGACATCCTATTATACTGAAAAGAATAAAATAGTAGTGTTTAGATAATGACCCTTCAGATCGGCGACCTAGAATTAAGCTATAGCAACGGGTATGTGGTCTATAAGGACATAGACTCTCCGAAAGCCGGAGACTATCGAGCTTCGGCTGTCCTCGCCGGGAACCGGGTCTATTTCGATTCGACGAGCCCGAAAGCCACTAAGTTCAAGATCAAAGTCACCTGTCTCACCCGATCGGCGCTCGAATCGCTTATGGCCTACGATATCAGGAACTATTATTATCCTGATGAAGACGATACTTATTTGATAGAAGATTCAACGCGCCGCTGGCTCATAAAATCCTGTTTCGTATCGTACCAGTATCCTGGAACCTCTGATATCGATTGTGAGGTCGAATTCGTCCTCACGTCGCCCTGTTCTCTTGGAGAATCTCTCCAACAGCTATCTGGTACAATTTCATCGTCTCCGACGAATATAACTCCACTCATTAATGCAGGAAACGTGAATGCGCCGTTCGTCTCGATCGCGATCACCGGGAAGTATTCAGCCGCGAACCTGGCGGCGGCAAAGCTGACTCACAACATCACCGGCTATGATCTGGAGGTTGCGGACGTTCTCCATGATGAAGCGGTTTTGACCTTCTATCCTGATCTCCTCTATGCTTTCCTTTCCGCAGCCGATCCGGTCGAATCGATCACCCGGACCGATCGAAACAAGGTCTCCTCTTCTGGAGTCACTTTCGATACTGATCATCTCGTTTTCGCGAACTCGTCCTCTCTTGTGATGAGATACCAGATCGGCCACCCCCTTCTGGCCGATCCCGTCCTCACGCTCTCCATATCCTCCCTTGTCAGCGATCCCGTTCTCGAAGTTTCGAATGATGGGAACTATTGGTGGGAGGTAGACAGGTCGCTGGGGAACGGCGACCTCCAAGAGTACACTTTGACGAAACTGGCGGGGCTCGGCGACTTTCGGTGGAGGATAGTCTGCGATTCTGGCGATTCCCTGAACCTGTCCCGTTACGTTCTGGAAAGCTACCATTCGATCAGTGGACAGCGTCCTCTCCCTTACATCCAGGCAGGGGCCACGGATGAATATCTAACGGCAACGATGTCGACAGGGAACTTAGATTACGACGTGAGATGGAGAGAAAAACATTCTGTATAGGTGATTAATATGCCAATTGAACCAAGCGATATACTGACCAAAAACTCGAAAAGTACGGCCTCGGCTGACGGTGAAGCTTCTCCAGACGGGCTCGGCGGCTACATGTCGTCGGCAGAGATCACTGACGATACGGTCGAAAACCTTTTCGATAACGTGACTTCAGCCGAATCCGAAAGCGGAGATACCGAGTATCGGGCGATGTTCAAGCACAACAATCACGGGTCTCTGACTTATGAAGCCGCCAGGGCCTGGATGGAAGATAACCTTCCAATGTGCGCGTTGACCGTGCAGCTTGAAGCGGCTGGGTCGGAGACCACCGTTACGGTAGATGATCAGAGCGATTTTCCAGCAAGCGGCGCGTTCTTTGTCGGCGACGAGGAGATCACGTACACCGCTAAGAATTCGACGACCGAGTTCACTGGATGTACACGGGGGTCCAACTCAACCACGAAAGCAGAGCATACTGTCGGGACGAAAGTGGAGCATAACAAGATCAGCTTCGATATCGAAGATCCTGGAACCCCGAACACCGATCCTATCCAGACCATCGCAGACGAGTCCACTGCACCTACGGGGCTGGCCGGATGGTCTCAGGCTAGGACTTACACCGACGGTAAAGTGATCGGGGATATGGCGGCTGGCGAGAAGTACGGGATCTGGATCAAGAGACAAGTTCCCGTAGGGTGTCAGGCCAAATCTGGAATCTACGTGAAGATAAGAGTGAAAGGCGACACCGCAGAGTGATCCGACATGGTGAACTATCCCCTTTTCCCGCCGCAGAACGAGGACGTTGTAGGGTTCGCCCGCCTATGGTGGCATAACCGCCAGGCCCTTGCTGGAAACGGCGTCCTCATCGATTCCAACGATCCTAACGGGATGAAGGTGACGAGGGCGAGCGCGTCGGCGGTCAACGTGGCTGCAGGTCACTACGCCAACAAGGGGATTTGGAAAGCTTATGCCGGCGCATCGCCTGCGATCGAATCCATACCCGTCGCTAGTGCGGGGTATCATCGGTACGATTCAATTTGCATGAAGCTCTCGGACAATACCATCGTCCGGGTTGCTGGAACCGAAGCCGTCCCGGACAACGCGACGGATTTCTTGGAGAACTTCACCCCTCTTCCAGCTGACTTAAATTCAACTGATTATATAGAACTTTCTATACTCTGCATCGACGAGAACGGGATCAGATCGACCGATAATGGAACGTACAGCGTCGGGGGAGTGGCGGATGTTAGGCCACCATTCGTTGCGGGGCTTGATGACTCTACGCTGAAAATTTCGGCTGATGGGAAACTGGAGGTCCAAGACCTATATCCTCTCAGGTCTACGCTCACCACGCGAGGCGACCTGTACCAGATGGGATCAGCATCAATTGAGCGGTTGGCAAAAGGGGCAGAGAATACTATCGTGGCAGCCGGGGCCGATCAGTGGGAGGCCAAAACGCTTGCGACACTCTTGGATACGATTCTCACTACCAGGGGCGATCTATTATACCGCCCGGACGGAACTTCTGCCAGGCTTGCGAAAGGAGCGGCCAACACCATCCTGAAGATGGGGGCTTCTGATCCGGCCTGGTCCACCGTATCGTCTCTGCTAGATTCGGTGCTCGGATCGACTGAGGGTATGGTCGCAAAACGTGGCGCGGCTGCGTGGTCGGGCGAGGTTCGGACTTCGTACCGGTACGTTCTGTTTTTGCCTCAGAGCTTCGGCTATCCTGCTACGAACCCGGCTGAGCTGATAGAATGGGTCGGGACGAACACCACCCGACAGGAAGCTCGATTCGACGACACTACCGAAGAATTTGTAGAGGGTGGGTTCCCGGTGCCGGACGATTACGATTCGAGCGGGACGATCACGATTCAGGTCATGGGTAGGTCGCTGACCGCAGCCGCATCGAAGAACGTAGCGTTTACGTTCCGCCATCTGCCTCTTGCGGACTCTGAGGCGATGGATGCTGCTTATACTTCGTCTGCGTCCGGCGATTCTGCGACCGACGCAACCCAGGGTGATCTGGAAGTTCATTCTTGGACTGTAGGGACGCCGGGATGGGCGGCGAACGACTGGGTCGATTTCAAGCTGAGCCGGAATCCATCGGCAACGGACGATCTGACGGGTGACTGGTGCTTGAGGGCGATGGTTCTGAAAATTCCGGTAACGGGGTGATTTAAAATGCCATCATGGCTATCTGGATATTTTAGAAGGGTGCCAATCAGTATACCGTCTTCAGTGGATGGTGAATTAACAAATTATCAGTTACAGATCACTATTGTCAAAGGTAGCGGCAGCAATTCCGGCAGCGCCATCTATCTGGACGACGACGCCAAAAATTGGCCTGACGATATCCGTTTTACTTCATCTGATGGTACAACACTTATCGATTTCTGGCGGGAGGAGTCCGACGCCACCGATGGTACTTGGTGGGTCGAGGTTCCGACAGTTCCGGCGAGCGGCGGCACCATGGTATATTGCTATTATGGAAAATCTGATGCAAGTGACGCGAGCGACGGCGCATCGACGTTCGAAATTTTCACAGATTTTCCCGGAGATGATCTACCGTCTGGGTGGACCGAATATAAGGCGTTGGGCAATCCGGTAACGTATGCTGTCGCAGACAGCGTATACACTGCGACGATGCCGAAGTCCACGTCTGCGCAAAACCATGCCATAATATGCGAGACCGAGATTGGTCTGCCCTCCATAATTCGCACAAAACATAAAGTGTCACTGAACGGCGGGTCAACCGGAGTGACCGCGTGTGCGGGACAGATTGGGGTAGGTCCCGGTAGCACTGATCCGAACACGAACGAACCGGGTTTAACCGGGTTTAGAAATTCGTGGCGGGGCGACAGCAGTAACGATTGGACCAACCAAATCTACCCCAGCAGCGAGAACAATAATACCGTAGTAAACAATACGTGGGTGACAAAAGAGTTTCGCGCCAAATCTGGGGATTTGAGGCTCGATCATGACGGCGGATTGTTTCTGGAAGGATTGGGCACATTTACGATGACGGACGGATATCTCAAGGTTTGGTCGCTCCATTCAGATATACAGACCGGAACAGCATATAATTATGTAGATTGGATATTAGTTCGAAACTATACTGCTAACCCACCGAGCCCATCGGCTGGATCGCCGGTATTGCGGTCGGGCGGCGGCGCTATAATGTTTTAAAGGTGATAACTATGGATATGATAAATATAGAAACCAACGACATTCGATTGAGTGTACACACTCCAGACTTTCCTGAACAGTGGGTGCGACTCCAGAACGTAGATTTTTCGGGAATCGGTATATCACCTAACGAAGTCAACAGCAAACTTCTACGGATTCCTAAAGTGTCGTACACAATTCAAAACCACGTTGCTAGGTGGATTGACTGGATAAATATAGAAACCAATGAAATTAAGTTCTCTATATTCGTTCCAGATGAAACTGGGTTATGGCTCAATCCACAAGATATAGATTTTTCGGGGATCGGTATCCCCGATGTATCGACCGCCGAAGGAAAAGTGGCTCTCAGACGGATAGCCCGCAGGTCTTACGTGATCGAGAGCCTCGCCGCCAGGTGGAAGACCGATGAGGAGCTATACGATCTCGAAGCCGCCCGAGCGGAGAAGATGCTGCAGCTCCAGCTCCGAGTGCTGGAGGTCGTCCGGGACCGGGCGGGATCACAGGTCGACGAGCCGTGGCGAGGGCTTCTCGAAGAGATTTCCGGCGATCAGGTGGCGGTCTTTGGTTCGCTCCTGGGGCTATGTTACGTTCTCGAAAAAACGATCTCCACTAATGATATCAAGACGGCATACGTAGATCTCAAGGGTCATATCGAGGCAGCGACCACGAAAGACGAGCTAGACGCCATAGTGATACCGTGAAGGGAGCAGGACGCACCTTAGCGCCCGATCCACACCCGTTCCCTTGTAGGTCCGAGGGAACGGATATATTTTTATCTGAGAACGTCCTATTTTATCACGTAAATCTAAACCGTTGCAACGGGGAACGATACATGAAGAAAATACTGATGGGGCTGCTGATCGTGGCCCTTCTGGTAGGGGCTGCTTCGGCTGACCCCTTCGTCGGACCAACCGGGAATCCGACATTGAGATATAGCATCAATATCGCTGATGGCGTTGACATGACGGCCCTCGGAGATACCGATGTGGACTGGGGAACTGGAGACGTAACGACCACGGGAGCGGGATCGTTCGGAACTGTCACGGAGACAGGGGGAACCACGGGAACCGACGCGACTTATTCTGGGATCGTGATTGCAGAACATTTCAATTCGACTGACGACGCCAGGATAGCGGACGATCTCTCAGTTGAGGGCGACGCTGATGTAGTCGGGGCATTCACAGCTGGAACCATTGCATCCGATGCAGGAGTTTCCGGGACTACTGGAACGTTCACCGAACCTGTCACGGTATCCAAAGCTATCGGAACCGCGCCGTTCGTGATAACGTCAACCACGGTCGTAACTAACCTGAATGCAGACCTGCTAGACGGACAGGAAGGATCCTATTATGGAGCTGCATCTGATGTAAGCACTCTCCAGGCAAGAACCTACCTGCACATCCAGACCATCACTGACCCGATCGTGGCTGCGGTTGACACCATCGAGGGCGCAACGACTGTGGATGAAACTGGGTTCACTCTAGCGGCAGTTGATCTCGACGCCCAGCCAGACGTTCCAAGAACCCTTTCGGTATCACCAAGTGGCGAGCTTACTGGGTGGATTCTCTTCGAGGGAACCAATATCGACGATGAGGCGATCACCGAGTACGTGAACTTCTCGGCGGGATCGGCACTTCAGGACACCACGAAAGCTTTCAAGACCCTGACTCAGGTAACGGGCGCAAAAACCGCCGGAACCGATCGGACCATCACCATCGGCCAGACCGACGAACTCGGCCTCGACATGACTATCGATAACGACTACCAGATCATGATGGTCAAGTTCGATGGCGGTATCGACGCGACCCAGACGTTGACCAAGGACGCCACCGACGTTGAGCTGAACAATATCGATATCACCGGGACGCTCGACGGATCTAAGACTCTATGGGTCTACCTGATCGTGGAGTGAGGTGATCGAAAATGGCTTACGCAACGATGGATAACCGGCCCTCCCTAGGGGGGGTCGGCATGTCCCTCCAGTCGGGAACCTCCGCCGAGACGATCGTCAAAAAGCATCTGAAGCTTTTGGACGGCGGCGACTTCTCGATTTTGGAGGTTCCAGATAAGCAGTACGACAAAAAGATCGACGGTGAACCGTTCCGGCGATCTTCGGCGATGCTGGCGAGTCATGCGGCTGGAGATATCAGCAAGCTCCTCCTCGCTCCTGGAAACTACATTGAGGAGATGATCGGCTGCTATCTTGGAAACAGCTACGTATCGACTCCAGTGTATACGGTGGCTCTGGCTACTGGTCACGGTACCCTCCTCACTCAGGGGACCGTGGTTCATGGTGAGACCTCCAAAGCAAGGGGCAAGGTCGTAAAGGTCGTCGGGGATACGGTTTGGCTCTGTGAGGTCCAGGGGACGTTCCTCACCGGTGAGGATCTGTATACTCAACCTGGAGTCGTCGGATCAGATACTGGAGCCAACGTCAACGCGACCCCAGCACATACCGCCCTCAGCGTCTATGCGCACTGGAACAAATCGGTGGTATATTTCACGAACGTCTCCACCGTGGCCGCTCTTGAGACCGCGACCCATGCGTTCATCTCGGATCTGATGGTGGACTTCCGGAACGCTCAGGTCACGTCTGGAGATCGGCGGAACCGGGTCGAAGTCGTCGATGCAGCTGCAACTCCGATCAGGCTTTCTGGTTACATCGGGGCTGCCTGTCAGTGCGTTCCCTTCAACGAAGGAACCGCGACGTTTACTGCTGGGAAAACGCTTACGGCTGGCGGATCTACTGTTGGCGAGATCATCTATGTCGATCTCCGATCCGGAACGTGGTTGGGGGGGGACGCGGCGGGATTCCTTTGGGTTACGCCAGACCCGACGACGCCTATTCAGGTAGCGGATGATGCGGTCCTTGCCGACGATAGCACCCCTGCTGGGGCGGCTGTTGCGAACTGCCCGACGACAAAAGCCAACCCCTGGAACGCTGCTTACGTCTATGATGACGTTGACGGGTTAACTCAGTCCTGGAAAGGCGACGTTTCCAGCTTCGATAACACCGGCACCCTCACTTACGAGGTTGTTCAGAGACTTTTCACTTCCAAGACTCTGACGATGTTCGGGCAGCTGGCGGACGGTAGAACCGAATACCTCCAGTCGGCGAAGATCAAGGAGATCGCGTTCCCGTTCTCCAACAACGACGATCCCGTGATGGATGTCAGCCTGGAGGGTATCGCGAAAGGGTTCTGCACCACAGAGCCGACTTTCCCGGACGTTGTGACGACTCTTGGAGAGTGGGGGTTAGGGGTCTCCAACCGGGCCGTTTACGTCGATGGGTCCGAGCCGTCTACCTATACGGTCCTGTCAGGCGATATCAGCCTGTCGCGGAGTTTCGACGCCGAACGGAAGAGGTCTTACAGCTCTCTGACACCGACCGAACTCTTGGACGGAGATCCTGAGATCGTCGGGAAGATGGTGGCTACCTTCGAGACAGACGAACTGAGGCAGAAGCTCTGGAGAGGCGATGACTCTTCAACCGGGCCGGAGGCGGGCGCGTTCAACACCATGCGGCTCCTCTTCGATCTCAAGTCCGAATCGGTGATCACCGGATCGGTCTATTACGAGATGATCATCAGGATGTTCGGTCTCATAGATCCGGAGGAGAAGCCCGACAAGTCTCCAGAAGGCTACACCAGGACCATAACCCTGACCGGCGCGATGCTGGATTCGACGTACAAGTGGGGGCCGTTCGATATCGTTTTCATTGACGGAGAGACTTCGCACTGAGGTGATCGGATGGCGACGATATCAGAGAGAAAACTTGGGAACGGCGAAATGTTGCTTAGTCCAGATCTTGACGAGCTTAAGTCGGCTGGCCTTGTGAGCAACCGCCTTGTTGAGATCGGACCTATAGATATTGGTAACGATACCGAATGAGCCTGGAGCAATCCAGGCTATCTTATTTTTCGGAGGCGATTTTATGGGCCCTGGAGTCAGAACGTGGTTGGAAGTGAAATGGGCCATCGACGAAGGGTGGTCCGGCCTATCGATGGAGGATGGATGGGTGAAGCTCGATAGCCCTCCGATATCGACTCTGATCAGAGAGACCGGCTGATCCAAAGCGATTATTATATATCTCAGAACGACTCATCATAATACATGCAGTTGATGCGAAATTTCGCGATCGTAAAGCTCGCCTACACCCCTTCCGGGATGAAGAGGAGAGAACTGGACAAGCTGAGAAGCCAGCCACCGAAAGCGAAGAGGAAAAACGATCAGCGAATCAAAGTCCTGAAAACGGCGTTGGAAGGAAACACCGAACCAGAATTTTACGAAATCGCGGTCGTCCCGCCATCACCTGACTTTTTCGTCCGGAACGTGAAAGAGATCCTCCCCCTGGCGACTTTCGAGGAGGCCAAATCAGACCAACAGCGCGTCGAAGACTATATCCCAATATTCTACGAAAAGTATGATCTCGTTACGAAGATGGTGTGTGACGCTGTCCGAGACCCAGCCGACTTGAACCGCAAGATAATAGTCCCTGATTACGAAGATCCCGAAGATGATCAGGTACGGATATCAGAATGGAACATCCCTCTGGATGTAGGTCTTTTCGCGTCGCAAGGCTATTTCACGATGATCCGGACGCCAGCGTGCGCTGTCCTGTGGGTGATCCTGAAACTTACCGGAAACATGATCTTCATTGCGGACAAGTCCAAGCGTAAGCAGGAGGACAACGAGGATATCGACACCTTTCCTGAAGATTCCGGCGAACTGGCAGAAGGTGCTGAAGATCCATCTGTGGCAGGGTCATCTGAACTACCCCAGCGATCTGCTAGACCCGGAGGAGACGATACAGGAGCCGCTGAGATCGAGGATGGACATCAGAGCCTGGGAACTTCTCCAGAAGGAGATCAAGAGGTCGAGCCCTGAGCGGCGTAAGTACCCGACGCCACCGGGCGGATGGCCAAAGAACTACGGACGAAAACCGAGATCATGGTGATTTGATATGGAGATGGAGGAGGTCGAGAACATGGAACTGCCCGGAGACCTCGATGATCCCGTCGCGCATTGGTGGGGGATGGCATAGATGACAGTCAAAAACGAGATAATGCAGATCCTTTCGGCTAATCCGAGATCGACGGAGACTGATATCTTGGATCTCTTGAAAGGACGATACTCGATGATGGTGGTTCGCGAAGCCCTCCGCCAGCTATGTGACGACGACCGCAAGGTGATAGCGTCGGCGGTGACTTATTATAGCGTGATAAGATGAGCCGGACGAAACGATATTATAATTTTCCTAATAGGATGAAAGAGTTTTATCATCCCTGGATTCAGTTTTGTTGCGGTCATTGTAAGCGGTGTAAAGACCAGATGAAGAGCAAGCGAAGGCGACTTGAATACAAGTACGATACCTGGATGTTACTTAGAATGGAAAAAAAGCTACTGAAAGAACATCCTGATCACGAAGAGTTGAGGATATCCGTAGAGCATACTCAGAGACGATTTGATCGCTTATGAAATGTCCCTCGTGCCTGCAAGATGCCGCGATCGAAGCCAACGGCTATTATGAATGCGAGTCTTGCGGTTATTGCTTTTCTCTGGGGTCCCATTTCGCTCCAGGACTTGCAGATCATGGCATAGGCAATTTCGATTATACCGACCACTTCCATCTCCGAAGAGCAATCATAGACCATTTTGGAGAAGAACAATGGACTGCCTCCAAGAGCGACCCCAACTTCCTCCACCACCTCAAGACGAGGATCGAGGATAACCGCGACTTGTTTTATAAAATGTGTTGTATAGACTTCTGGTTATTCGATTCGTGGGTGTTCTCTCCCGCAGTCGAACGAATCATGGGAAAGTTCATCACCGGGGATTATAATATCTGGATGTGCGATTTTCTTCAGTCTTTCAAACACACTATGGGTGTTATGCCTCGCCGCCACTCCAAATCGACGAAAGGATATAGCTGGCTGGCTTGGTATATGTGGCGGCTGCCTTCGATGCAGCAAAACTATTTTCCAGCAAATATATTTTCGTACCTACCCAACCTGGCCGGAACCCACGTTGAGAACTTCAAGCGGTTTGTGGCGGCGTCAGATGCGATCAAAGATCTAGGGTTCAAAGACCAGGACCCCACCGCAAAACGAGTCGGCACATACAAAGCTGGAAACAAAGAGTTCACGATCGATCCGATCGGGATGCGTGGTGCGGTACGAGGTCTCAACAGCCAGGCCGGGATATTCGACGATATTTATACAGACCCCGACCACCCGGACGATCCGAGGATCGTATATAAAGTCAACAGAATATTAAAGTCAGAAATGATTAACATAATTCAAGGCCCCTACCATATCAGAGGGACGGCGCTCTCTGAGGCCGACCTGTGGTTCTCCACAGAAGAGGCCAAACTTTACGGTGACGCAAACCAAATTATAAAAGCCATAAATGAAATTGAAATTGACGGCAAAATCATCGAATACGCCTTGTGGCCCGATAATCCAGATTACGATATCTACGGGCTGAAGGATAAGCAGCGCCGCACCATTTATATTGAGCCCGGTACCGGGGCAGTGTTCATGTTCGACCAAGAGTTCCAGGGCGTGCCCATGACCTCCACTGACTCGAAATGGGGCATGGATATCATCAATAAGTCGATCGATCCTGATCTCGTCTGGTATCGGTACGATCGGGATCACAGGACGTGGGGCCTGAAATGCGATTACGCAAACCTGTTCAACGTCGCGACATGGGATCCTGGAAAGGGGGTCCATCCGGCTCAGTTCTGCGTGTTCAATATCCAGGGGGGAGTCTGGAGGCAGATCGCTTCTGAGTGGTTCGATCACATGCCTTATGCCAGGGCGCGGGGTGACGACTCCCTGACCCAAACCGAGATCATCAACGCATCCCGGAATTTCTTTGGCTGGGATAAATTATATGGCGACAATACTAATCAGGTTTTGGAGTTCGCTCACGAGCGTGGCGAGATTCCAGGACTTGTGCCGATCAGGATATCCTCGCCTGTCCGGAACGGGTTCCTGACTGAGATCACCAAGTTCCTGGGGACCGACGGCTTGAAGCTTCTCCCTGACGAGAGACAAGCAAAACAACTCCACCAGATCCGGAACGATGGAAGCTGCCCCACGTCTTACGGGCCGAACGGTGGACACGGCGAGCCCCTGACCACACTGGGGCTGGCTCTGACGGGCCACCTCATAGAAGATCCTGGAGACCAGGTGAGGGTTCGGGTGGTTCAGCGCGGTACTCGGATGTCTGCTCAAGACAGGGCCGCCTCAAATTTGGGGCCGGGCGACGTGAGGAGAGAGCCGAGACCACGGTTCTAATGAAAATCGTCCCTCAGATCGATTCTAAGGCAGGTTTGTTTGCTGGAGGTATAATCTATCGCGAACTGAATTTTACAGGCCGTAAACGTCAAATAGAGAAGCTTTTCCGGGATCAAAATTGAAACTCAAGACGTGTTTTCCGAGGAGACGGCCAAAATCCCATCGGAAAATTATTATATCATCACGATCTATATTTACGCGGCGCTAGTCGCCAGGTGATCACATGGCAGAATTTCGGGATGGTGTGAAAAACACCACAGTAAAGCAGATTCTTAACATGATGGACGGGCTCGGCGAGATGGTCGAGGAGCGAGCCGCCAGAATGGAAATGCAGATGGTTCGCAGCCAATCTTCTGAGATCGGGAGCGGATTCATCAAGGACGCCGATGGAGTGGATGATCTCGGCATTCTTCTGAAGAACGTTGCCGCGCTCAAACAGGCAGTATCTGATGGGCTTGATGCAGTTGAGGTCGTTGCCAGGGGCGCTAAGAACGTGCATCACGACTACGAAGAGCTGGCAATCAACCGTTATACTGGGGCTACGACTGACGACACCACGACCTGAGAGGATGAATGGCTGATATTCAGAAAAAGTCTGAGTTCGAGGGCGGAAACATTTCTGCCTTCGCGGCTCAGTTTTTGGACCCGTCCGCCACGAACCAGCATATAGTCAGAGCCAGCGTAAACCCGCTCATTTTCGGCATAAGCAAAACCGTGATGGATCTTGTCTTTTCCAAGCCGTTCCCGATCAAGATTTGGGACATCAAATCGAATCAGGTAGACGACGAGAAGACGAATTTAATTAGAGCAAATTTTAAAAAGATTAATATAAACCAGAAAACCAGAGTCGCGGCGAACGACGCCCTCCTTTTTGGAAACGGGATGACCGAGTTTGCATGGGATCAAGACCCGGAATCGCATTACGTCATGTTCTCATCGGTTCAAAGACTCCCTCCAGAGAACTTCGTGAAAAAGCGGGAATCTCCCGCATCGTCCGCTCTCCGATGGAAAGGGATCTATTATACCGAGACTGGAGACAAGGGATTCGACGAGGCCGTGAAGACCGAAAAGGGAACCGAGATCAGGACGTTGAACCCTGATCAAGTGATGTGCATCCCGTCGATATCCGAGATCGCACCGGACGGCCCCGGCTTCCTGGAGTACCTTATACCAGCCCTCCAGGGATCGAAGTTTGCGTGGGCAAAATGTTTCGATGTGATGGATACTCAGATCACACCGGAAGAAATTACAACAGATAATTATGTCGAAGGTCCGGCGATTGCCAAAAATTATATCGAGCACCATAACGGGACCGATATAGTACCTCGTCCGTCGTGGGTTAAGGTCGAAACTCCATCGTTCCCCAACAAGCTCGACGTTCTGGAATTTTATAAGTTTTTCCAGAATTTCATGAGCTGGATAATTTTCCCGACGGCTGCTCTGAATTACGATGGGGCGAACGCGCTTTTGGATTCCAGCAGTGGAGCCGAAAAGACGAAGCTACTCTTCAGTTTCATCAATACCCTGCGATCCAACGTCGCGGCGGAGCTGGAAAAGAAGGTTGAACTCTGGCTCAAGTTGAACGGGTTCGAGGGGACGTACCTGGCCGAGGTCTCGGCTCCATCCACCATCCCGAAAGACTATCAGGAATCCGTCGCGATCGCGACTCTCCTTTCCAGAGGAGGGGCCTGGACCGTCGCCGAAATGCGGGAATGGGCGAACCAGTTCTCAGGATTCGATCTTGATGTCATGGAGACTGGCGGCGATGTTCTCGTCGCGATGGCCGCCGAACCTGTCTCGGATGACCATTCCAAAGCGAGAGTTGACGCCCTGGTTACGGCGCTGCTGGGCGAATCATTCCAGGACGCAACGGAAAAGTTCTTAGATCCACTGCTGGCTAAAATCGAGAAGGCCGGGATCTAAAATCGATCCCGACGAATTGTGGCTAATTGGCTTGATATCAGATCTCGCGCCAGTTCTGATTTTGTTGCGCTTCGTTCTTCCATCAGAGCTACGAACTCCTCCATATCCTCTTTTGTGAGGCGCGTTCCAATGTTCTCATCCGAAAAGGTTCGAGGGCGGGGCATACGTATTCCCCCTTACAGCTCTTCTAGCATCTTCTTCAGGTCATCCTCGGACTTCTCTTCGAGGGCTGCCCCCTGTTTCCGCTCGATGATCTCCAGGATCTTCTGTCTCTTCGCTGCCTTCTCCGCGACCAGTTCTCTCTCGGCGGCTTCGGCGAGCTTGACCTCGACGACGCGCCGAACAATGGCGATCCGTAGTTCAAGGTCGCTCGTGACCTGGTCTTTTGTTGTCAGAAGGGACTCTTCCTTCTCGGTCTTGAGCTTCGCGTTCAGGGACTTGAAGATGCTGTCGAGATCCTGGACCCCGAGGTCCCACAGGTCTTCAACTCCGATCAATCCACGGTACTGGAACCGGATCTTCATCCGGTTCGCCGTCTCGAATATGTTCTCTGTCATTTTCTTCACCTCAGATTTTGATTTTTAGGATTCTGGTCACGTTGCCCGTCACCCGGACCGTGACTTCGTTTCGTTGGGTGGTGCTGAAACCCACCCCGGACAGCTGCTCCTCGGAGTCGTCCACCCGCATCTTCCCGCCGAGAGCTTCGAAGACCCGCTTGTGTTCCAGCAGCTCGTTCTTCAGGTACTCGTTGAAGAACCCGTTCGGGTTGTCCGGGTTCTTGCATCCATCCACCATGAAAAAGACGTGTCTGTTTCCGACACCCTCATGGCCGTCCCAGTAGTTTGGCGAGTACATGACCATTGAGACAGGATGGAACTGCCCCGTATCGAGGCCCCACAAGTTCCTCGAAGCCATGCTTGAAGGAATCTTCTCGGAGATGGTGAACCCCGTCTTCTGGGTGTACGTGACCTCGGCCACCTGGACCCGCTCATTCTGGTGGAGAGGTCGGTTGTAGGCGAAACTGTAGATCTGGCCGTCAAATTCGACCTCGGCGGAGAACCCTGATCTCGCCCCCCTGCTTGAGTAGCAGTGGACGAAGAACTCATAGACGCCTTCTGGCATCCACCTCAGATTCGACCATGAGATATTCTCGACGGCCACCCCATCCTGAGTCTGACTTCTTGGGTCGATGATATCGACATCCAGGACGCCGGATGATGGGTGGACACGGGCCTTGTTGGAGAAGTAGATCTCGTTGCCACCCGGCTCGATGCAGTGGGCGTCGAGGTCGTCGGGGTTGTCTCCGGCATCGTTCCACTGAATGCTGAACCGCAGGTCTCCTTCGACGTTGCCGCCAGCGGTCTTGACCCTCTCTTTCATCGAGTCGGCCATGTTGCCTTTGTAGGCCCACGAGAACCCGTTGGGCCACTTGAACATCGATGGGGCCTCAACATCCTGGGGGGCGATCAGGCTGACCAGGTTGGGGCCGTGCCGATTCTCCAGGAGGACTTCAACCTTCTGGACGATGGGCAGGACGTCGGTGACGAAGACGTCCAGGGGGACTTCCTCCAGCCGGTCGAACTTCTTCGGGACGGATTTGGCTAGGCTGTCGAAGACGTTTCCCCCTCTGAGCCTGGGGGCCACGTCACGGTTGACGAAGAGGATGTCCCCCACGTTGATGTCGTCCATCTCAGCGAACCGTCGTCCGAGCGATGGAAGGTATCCCAGCTCGGTGATCGTCTTCTCGGCGTCTTTCACCATCCTCTCTGAGAAGATGGCTTTGGGCCTCTTGTAGTTGGACGGGGCCACTATTGCCTCGTACTTCCGGACAGCCTCGTCAAGGTCTATACCCTTGGTGATGTCTTGGAGGAGGAGCCCGATAGAGTGGTTTTTGATTTTCCCGACCACGGGGCCAGCATGCCCGGACTTCTCCCAGGCGTACAGCTCTTTTGCGGTTTCGTTTAGGAACGGGTAGACGCGAACGTGCGCCTTGAACGCTTCAAGCGCCCCCTTCCACTCCTCGCCCCGGTACAGGGAGTTTGATGCAATGAGTTCCAGGATGGTATCGACCGAGCTTTCAGAGATCTCTTCAAGAGACCTTTGAATACCTCTTTCAGCGTCCGGGCCTCGCCCCGTGCCTGGTCCATAGTCTTCCTTGAGTGGATCGGATAGCTCGACGAAAGCTCAGCGTAGAAATGCTCCCATGCAGTTACGACCCCGCTCTCCAGCATTTCATGGTTCTTCTCGGTGCCGATCTTTCTGGTGTCGGTGATGAAGACGTCGCTGATCTGCTTGGACCTGACGTAGAGGTCCATAGCTTTGACCACTGGGGCATATCTACTGCCCCCCATTTCCGGCCAGAAGCTCCAGATAGTCGTGATCTCACCGTTCTTGATTGCCACGACACCGCCGAAGGTCTTGATGAAGTGCCTACAGGCGGAGCAATCGTGTTCTGTTCGCGTCCTGAAAACCGGGTTCGTTCCTTCTGGGAACGACTTGAGATACAGCTCCCAGATCTCGTCCTTATCGATCGCTGCCACGTATAGGCGGTCGGTGACCGCGATCATCTTCTCCACTTGAGTCCTGACATTTTCAGCCAGAACTCTAAAGGGTGTCTCGTCTTGGTTCATGTCATCCCTCTTTAGTTATACAGTATCACTAATGGGATATAAACGTTACGGTATAATTTATGATGCAAAATTATATATTCGTTCAAGTAAAATAATCCATAGATGCCTTATGAACTCTCGCCCACTTCCCTGGAGATGATCGACGGCTTCGCAGACGAGGCCGAACACCTGATCAACGGTGCAGTAACTGAGCAATGGGAGGCCACGTTCGCGAATCCCCAAAGCCCGGCATACCTGGGAATCCAGATAAAAGAAGGCGTCAACACCGCCCTGGAAAAGACAGGGATGCCAACGCTCACGGCTCCTCGAATGGTGGAGCTAGATCCGGCAGTCAATCAGTACCTCGAAGCCAGAGGGGGCCAGTACGTCACGTGGCTCACCGATTCTGGAAAGAAGGATCTTAAGACGCTGTTGGTGAAAGCGTACCAAGAGAACGGCACGCTTCAAGGATTTCAAAAAATATTTCGAGAGCAATATCCTCAGATGCAACGCTGGAAGGCGACTCAAATCTGGGTTACGGAATCGAATTTGGCCGCAAGTAACGCGCAGTTCTCAGCTTATGAACAGATCGACGACGTGATCGGCTTTCGAAATATTCTTGGACCGAATCCATGCCCCTTGTGCCGATTTTACGCTTCTTATGATCATAAACTTGGAGAAGACAGAGGTCCATATCACGTTTATTGCGCCTGCATACCGGAACCGATAATTAAGCATGTTCACAAGTTCCGCGAAGGCGGGAGAGATCCGTCTCAGTTCATGGACGATAAAGTATATAAAAGGCTTAATTCAAGCTATAAGGACTTCAGAAAAGAGTCGATCATAAAAATAGATTTGGGGGCCGCGCTGGGGTCTATATAAGTCGCGTCAACCTTTTCCCTAAAATTCTATGCTTTAGCTGATTTAGCGACTTTTCATCCGCAAGTTGTTCTTTTTGTGCAAGATCAAACATATCGTTGATAAGATTGACTTCGGATAACCGGATGCTAAACGTGCGTTTCCATGGTCCATTGGGCTGTTCGCCTGATAACGTCATTATCAAATCGCGCATGTCCTCCATAGTTATCAGAATCCCATTGATGTCTGGGCCAGTTTTAGTCACTGGATTAATAAGGGTCTCCAGCATTTCAACGATGCGCCCGGTAAGTTTATCTCGAATATGTTCATCTTCAACGAGGAAGTATCGTTCCCATACGTCATCAGAAACAAGTCTTACTCGTGATGCTATGATATCGCCTCTCGTTTCCCTCAACTCTGATCGGAACTTGTAGATTTTCTTAGCGAGTTTGAATCTTGACAATGTCATGCATCTGGACCCAGCGTACTTAAACTTGGATTCGTAATTGTTTTTCCGCCGACACCCAAAATCTCGCAGTTTTACTGTTTCTGGGTCATCCACCACCAAGTCTTCCCAATTGAAGACCTCGTCTGCTTCATACACAATCTTCGCCATAGGTTCTCACCTCTCAAATAACCAGGTTTTCGGCCTAGGGCCGATATTCTCTTTAGCACAGCATGGGCACACCGTAGCAAGCGAAGGTGCAGGTAACATCAAATCAAATCCCGCACCACAATCCATACAAAGATATTCTTTTATGGTCGGAGGTAAACAGATTTTATTCGATCCTCCGAAAATCGTACGCGCTTCACGATCGATAGCTTCGCCGTTTATCTTAACGGAATCCGATAACCGTTTAATGTCATCGGGTATTTCTGATCCCGCCAGTGCTTTGGAAAACGACATTTTGGAATCGGATTCCATCCGTTTTTTGATGGTAGCCAATACCTTAAACTTTGGATCATCGTTGTCATCCAACAGATCCCCCGCTCGGTCGATGGGGAACCGTGACTCATTCATGATCCAGTCTGCGACGTCTGGCAAAATCTTTTCAGTTTTGTTCACCAAGTCTGCAAACTTGCGACTGAGTTGTATATCCCATTTAGAAGACCTGAACTTACGTGCTAGAGATCTTAACGAATCCTCGTTCGGTTCGTGGTCGTGCTCGTCCTTTTCAGCTAATCTTTTGCTATATACCGTGCCTTTAAATAGCGCAGCACGTTTGGCCTTTTGGTTAGCAGTCAGTTCAGCATATTCGACCACTGCAGAGGGGTTGTCATCAATCTGTTCATTAAGAACTACCAGATGAGATACTGGTATTGTTTCCCGTTGGGATACCAATTGCTGGACGACTTCAGGCGACGTTTTCTCTTCAATCTCTCTCAGCACTTCCACAAACTGATATGCCCGATGTACCTTCCTCGGACTGACGCCGTAATCCTTGGCGACGACTTCGGCGGTTTTGGGTTCTGCCAAGTTGTCAACCTGGCAACTTGCCACTTCGACCGTGTACTGATTCCCATGATCACCGCCGTGCGTCGCCTTCCGGCGGTCGTAGGCTTTCCCGATCAGGACGTTGAGCTGGTTGTCACTGATATTGCGGCGACCCTTCTGATGTTTCAGCAACCACAGGATAGCGTCGTCTACGTCATCGAAGTCTTTTTCTTCGATCTCATAGTCGGTTATCCCAAACTCGTTTATCGCCTTCCAGCGGTGATGACCATCGATGATTATGTCTTTGCCTTTCCAGACTATCAGAGGCTCCAGGATCTTCCTGTCTTCTAAGACGTTTTTGGAGAACTGACTCCATTCTTCTGGAGTCATCGGGCGCAGGGCAGCTTGAATATCTGGATCGGTTTTAAGTTCCCGTCTCATCGTTGCTCCCTCGTAACAACATTTTCCCGATGTCTTTCCAAGATACCTGAGATATCGTCCATTTACCAGATTTATCCAACCCGAACCTCAGGATTTCGGCGTCGTCTGAGCTGGATAATTTTAGCTCATCCACAGCTTCGCGAACCGTGCCGAAGATATCCATACCATTGCCGCTACTCAATACATAGAATTCGTTGCTATCGAGTTTCAATCAGATTCACCGCCCAAGTTCATCAAAATCTCATCCATCGCGTCGTCCTGGCGCTTGATCTTGTGCCGCCGCTGGTAGTCCAAGAGGGCCTCTTTCGCCTCGTCGGATACCGTTACGTTGATCCTCTGCATAGTAAGCCATTATCTTAATAACATAAATAGTTTACGCTATTCCCTCATCTCGAATCGGATCTGGCCCATCTCCCTAAACTCTGACTGGAACATCCTCAATATCTCCAGCGCCTCGGATGGGGTTACCCGCGTTCGGTTGTCGCAGTGAAAGCCAGAGATCTTTACCACCATGTTCGGCCTCAGTCCGTATCGGTTGATTCGGATCGTATGAACATGACAATTGTATTTATCTCCCACGATTTTAACAAGGTCATTCCGGCGTATGCAGTAGTCTCTTTTGTCGCGCGTGATCCGATCTCTCGGATAGTTCCGATCACGGCGCGACTTCTGGCGGCTCTTGCGGCTCATTTTCGTCTCCTCCCATTTTGTGAGATGCTGCCTGGCCGAACCCGTGGTCATGATCTTTTCCTATGCGATCTGAGTCGCTGCCGCTCATATCATGGCATAGCTTCTTTTCCAGGTTCGCGGAGATATCCTCGTCTGTCATGGGCTCGAAGTATTGATCATAATCACCCTGAAGCTCTTCTGGAACCGGAACCTCTCTCGCGGGAACGCATACCGAACATGACCCGTCGAAGCATTGCATCAAGTCATCTAGTCCACATCCACACTCTCCAGGGCAACAGAGCCCGTCAGCCCCCATCTCTTTGAGCGCCGCTATCACAATCTCTTTAACTGTCGTCATTTTCCATCCCTCCTATTCTCATCTCGGCCACATCAATGCATCATAGACTTTTTTCGCTTTTTTCTCACCAAATCGGCGAGGTCCCTTTGCGCTGTCGGTCGTCACTTCCGATAGAGGGGGTGCATCGATTCGGTGAGGTCTCAATTCCAGCCTGTAATAGTCCAGGATAGGACCGGTCGTCTTCGGCCCGACTCCGGGAAGCATGGACACTAACGCTTGCTGGAGGATCTCAGGTCTGGGCAGATGCGTACATATATCGCCGCCTAGTAACGTATTCTTGGTGTACGATAGTATCCACTTCATCGAGAGATCCAAATCCCGGCTCAAGAAATGGACTCTCACATCGCATCCGTGGAGGTCTGCACAGAGGCCCCTGAGACGGTTCCGTTCCATCTCGATGACCTCTTCGGTTCGGCCCTCTCCTTCCGGGACCTCATCTCTCACTTCATCCAGCGATCCGAATATCGCCAGGTTCAGGTGGCAATGTTCCGCTATCGCTGGGATCATTTGTTCCGCCAGGTGGTGGTTGTCCATCGAAGCATAGAGGTCTTCGACGGTTTTCCATTCCCAGAGATCGACGACATTCCCGTATGCAGCGGCGAAGTCCAGAGGGAGGTTCGCGGCTTTCACCGGCTCGTAGATGTCGGGATACTGGGAGGCGACATACTGGAGGGCTTCAGGCCTGACTGATGAGAACTCGTTACCATCGACGAAGAGTTTTATTTTTTCCGTTTTTTATCCCTCCCTAAAAATGAATGGTGGAGGAGATCCGGTCTTCTCACTTCGCGTCCATTTCGGATTGATCGTACAGACTCCCGAAAGTTTCCGCAAAAGCCTCGCGAAGCGCATGGACGAGGGCCACTTTCCGGATGAGCGTTGCTGGCTTGTCTTTCCAGAAGTGGTTATCTTTCCGGTACTCGGTCAGGCTTACGGCTGCCTTGAACGGAGACGATATGCCTTTCCTGGAGACTTCCGCCCATCCTCCGAGAAGGGTCTCATCCTTTGTCATGAACTCACCTTCGCGGTCGAAATGCAAGTTGCCTTCCGCATCCTGGATGATCAGCCCGGCCCGGAAGCCGTCGAAGTCTTTGTGCTCTTCGGCCTTCCGGACAAAGGCGTCTTTCCCCACTATGATCGAGGTCTTGAACTCGCCTGACTTCTTATCCTCGAATGCTACGAGGTAGGCTTCTCGGAGGAACGGGTTGAGTCCTTTCGTTCGGCACACTTCCAGGAATATGTAGGCGTCGGCGTCCGGGGCCGCCGGGCAGAAGTAGGTCTTCACGTCGGTTATGGTGAGGCTGTCGATTGACCGTGTGACCTCTCCGGCCTGGATAGTTGCCGGGACGTTGGCCTGGTTCGCTTTTGGCGGCGCGTCCATCCTCTTGTGGAGCGTCGCGATCCAGGGGCGGTCAAGCTTCGTCACGATCTCGCCCGTCTGGAGATCGACATAGACGTGTCCCTTTCCGGTCTCCAAGATGCTAATGCAATCTGGAGATCCGTCCTCTTTCGTTGATCCGTCCCATTTATTGGGCTGGATATCATCGATTTTCAAAACTTCGGTTCCGAACTCAGCGTTGGCCTCCTCGATGAAGGCTCTCACTTTCTCTTCAATCATCTTAATCCTCCTCCAATCTCCGCTTCGCTTCCGCCAATACTGGCGATGATCCAGAAACGATAGTCATCTCAACTTCGGCCCTCATCGTCACGATGAACTCGCCGATATCTCCTCTCTGCTCTTCAGTCATTTTCGATCACCTTCTCGTAACACGTTTCACAATACAATTCGCCGTAATGGGAGGCCATATCCTCCAACGGGAATTCACCGCCACATTTGGCGCAAGTGTAGATATTAGCCATCGATCGCCTTCCTCAAATCAGTAGCTATCTGAGCTTGTGGCCCTTTGCTGAAGGTCACGAACACCGGCGCAGTCCCTTTCGCGGCTTCGCCTTTCATCGCCGCGTCAAACTTGGATTTGGCGATCTTCAAGACTCCGAGCGCGTTGTTATAGGTCGCCCATTTCACCGCGTCCTCTTCTGGATATTCGAGCTTTTCGACGATCTTGATCTGGAGTCCTGGAGCTGGCTTCTTGTTTCCAGTCTTCACGAACTCCTCCACGGCGTCGCGGCGGATGAACCCTTCCTCCGCCTTGATCTGATCGTCTAACGCCGATCTCTTCATGATCAGCTCGGCGTTCTCTTCCAACCATGCCTGGCGGCTCGCTTCCAGTTCCCCGTCTATCTTGGAGAACTCGTCGCGGAGATCCGCCAGCTTTTGCACATCGTCTTCAAGGGTCATCTCAAATAGCCTCCAGGACGCGCAGAATCGAGTTCTGTCTGGCGGCCCGTCTTACAGACCGTTCGGCAGCCTTTTCGCGCCTAGAACGTCTCCTAGACATCTTTCCGGCACCCATCTAGGCCATCTCCTGACAGTTCACCACGTGTCCAGCTTTGCCTTCGTCTCTCCTTTTCTGTTGGGCGATCAGAACCGCCCCCCAGTCAGTCGTGGCTTCGACGATCTCATCGACTCGGGTGCCGTGGGCATCGATCTCGAAAGTGACTCTATATTTCGGCATCTAGCTTTCCTCCAGTTCGTGTTCTATAGCCACCTGAATCAAATGACTCAGATTCCTGTACTTGCTACCATCTGCGGCTTCTTTCGCCCTCTCTAATAATCCGGGAGGGAGAGAGACAGAAGCTTTAGCAACTTTTGCCATGCCCCTTAATAGGATTCTATGGTATATAAATCTTACCCTTGGTCTACTCAGTAGTAACCTATATATACTAGGTAGTCCATAGATAAGTAATAGAGGTGAATTAAGATGGTGACAGAAAAAGAGATGAGAGAGAAGTACGAAAAAGAGCACGTAGGGAACCCACATGTAGAGTACGAGCTGAGCTATATGAACTGGAAACAGCTATATGGCCGATTTTCGGCCATAGAAAATAGGCTCGATTCGGTGAAGATGGGAACCCCGCTCTTCGAGAAGCTGGACCGCGAATCGCAGAGGCTTGCGGGGATTCTGGGGTATTGAGATGCCAGATGGAATAGTGGCGGTTCCGCCAGGAGAGTCCGGTATCTGGCGAGTGGAGAAATTCATCGTTGATGAAGACCACAGTAAAATGGATAGGATCGTTAGCAAAGATGGGAGGTACACTCCACCAGGAACCTATACCAAACTGATGAGGGGCGGAACGCTGGTGATGAGCGACACGCCAGACGAGATGGGGGATCATTGGTATTTTGTTCACGTCGCATCCGGCAGGGTTCTCCTAAACGGTCTTGGTCTAGGGATGGTCCTTAAGAAGCTCTTAGAAAAGGACGACGTTGAACATGTAGATGTGGTGGAGCTCTCCGAGGAGGTCATCGCTTTAGTAGGCCCGACTTATCAGGATGATCCAAGAGTTCATATTCATCATGGGGATGCCCTAATTTTCAAGTTCCCCGCCGGGGCAACATGGGATTACGTCTGGAACGATATCTGGGATTGTCTTTGCCTCGATAATCTCCCAGAAATGCACCGGCTACATCGTCGATATGGACGGAGAGCTGGATGGATCGGATCGTGGGGGCGGGGATATTTGGAATTGGTGAGGGAGAGAGAAAAGAGAGAGAGGTGGTGAAATGGAGATCGAAGGCAACGTCGCGAAGTTCCGATCCACCTGGAACCATTACCGACACGAACTCGGCGGCGACAAGCCGTATACAGTTCGCCGGATCACTGACGAAAAGGAGCAGATCGCGTTCGCGGCGTTCTACCGTCGATGGGAATCTGGGGAGCCCGTAAGGGTCCGGATATCTTGTGTAGAGCTTACACCAGAGGGAGTTCAGGCGGCTTTTGGTCGCGACGTGTCTCATATCCTTTTCATGGGGTATGATATCCTCGCGGGTCAAGAATATATCATAGCCTGGAGGCATCCGGAATGATCTACTATGCTTGTCATGCTTGCGGGAATGTGTCGCGTGATCCGAGATCGTGTTGCGGTGCATTCATGGGTAGGGTAGAAGATCCCGACATGCCAGATGAGGAGTTTGAATATGAGCAATAAAGAAGGCGATCTTCGGGTCTGGCATATTCCCCAGGTCCCCATGCAACCGTTCCACGTATCGGTTTCCAGCATCGCAGAGGGAAAGAGAGTCTGCGAAATTCTGGCAGATTATGATTTATTCCAGTATAGAAATAAAGTTAAGCCAGATTACGCAAGCGCACAAGGAATCTCAGTATACCGCGAAGATCTCGATGGCGAATTGGGCGAGCCTGGATGGATCGACATTGAGGAGGATGACGAGGATGGTGAAGATATATAGGTACCAAAAAAGAGTGGAGTTCAAAATGCCCCCAAAAATTGAGTTTCGGTACGTGGTGGAGTTCGAACCTTACGTGCCTGATCCAAAATGCTACGATGTAGAGAAGCCGCTGGAGGAGCTGACGAACGGTGAGCTGATGGAGATGGCGAAAATGGATACAGAAGACGCCATCGACAAGATAGAATTTTTCGAGCCAAAGAACATTTACGTCGAAGTGATCATCGATGGAACCGTGTTTAGGCGGGTGAAAGCATGATCGTGATTTTATACAAAACACCAGATTGTCCCCGGTGTCGTCTTGTGGCGGCTCATCTGGAACGGATACGAATCGATTTTGAGACCCGCGACATGTCCGATCCAGCCGTGATGACTGATCTCAGGTGCGAAGGCGTATTCACGCTGGCGGCTCCAGTCCTCCAGGTCGAAGGTCACTATTTCACCGAGGATCGGCTCTTCGAGGACGGGAAGATGCAGACGGCGTTTATCGAAAAGGCCGTAAAACACTGAGAGAAGATGACCCGCCCGGTGGCGACATGGGAGGAAAGCTTGTGAGGAAGAGGGAGTCGAGACCTCACGTTTCCGGGCGGGTAGAGTTGCTAGACGATCTGGTTGACAGAAGGCTATGCCACGGCGTTCTATTGCCGGATGGATGAGGTTGACAGAAGGCTATGCCACGGCGTTCTATTGCCGGATGGATGAGACAGAGTAGTATCTTAGCGTGATGATATTTATACTTTTGGAGGCCAAAAATTGAAACGAAAATCGCTAGACGAGATCGCCGACGACCTGGCGGAGATAGCCGCCAGATGGGATGAGCCGGATACCGGTATCCAGTGGGGATGGAAGAAATGAGATACTCAATAGAGATCGATTTTCAAACCAGGGGTCACACGAAATTCCGGCTATTTGTGAACGGTGGATTATCAGGTGGACTGGTGATGAGAAACGACGAGTTCGAGGCATTCAAAACCACGCTGGGGATAGAATGAACTTCGAGCCAGCCCCCTATATCAAGGGCCGGACCATAGCCGAAGTTTGGCCGCGGGCCCTATCTTGCATCGTCGCGACGGCTCACTGGAGGCAGCTGTGCGGCGAGCCCCACGTAGTCACCGATCAGAGGGGGGATGAGACTTACGAGGTTGAAGGTCTCCAGGTCGTGATTACCGATCCTCTGAAGGGGATGATCCCAACGCTGCCTAAGATACCGGGTGTTACGGCTTGGAGCGATAAGGCACGGCTGGATGAGTATTATGAGACCGAGATAATAGGGGCGAAGCCGAAACCAGAAGGGTTCAGTTACGTTTACGCCGACTGGATCGAGCCGATTATAGACGATATCATAGTCGCGCTTATGGCGGACCCAGCGACCCGACGAGGGGTCATCACTGTCGGGGCAGGCGGAGACATAAACCGCGATGATCCTCCCTGTCTCCGCTCGATCCAGTTCCTCGTCCGGGGCGAAAAGCTGGACATGATCACCACATGGCGATCGAGGGACTATGCCGGTGCCGCTGCAACCAATATGTACGGACTCATCCGGATCCAGGAACACGTCGCCCGAAAGCTGGAGGTTCCAGTCGGTCGCTACATCGACTTCTCAGGATCGGCTCATATCAGAATCCGAGACGATCTATGGTGGGTGGAGAAGGTGATCTCGTGAGGTCCACAATTGCGATGCTGTCTCTTTTTGCTCCGATGATGGTAGCTATATGCGGTACCCTTATAGTAATGTTAATTATTCTTATCGAGGTATTAAAATGAACTGTAATCACCCCGGATGCAAGGTCCACAGAATGGCATGGTCTCAGTATTGTTGGCATCATGCCAAAATGCACGGCGAGACACAAGAGGATCGGGATCTCCGAAAGAGGCTGGCGATCGGAGGCCAACGATGAGTCAGGACGACGTGGTGGCGGCATTTCAATCGCCAGATGAGGAGCTGACGTGGCCCGAGATCATCAAGCGATGCGAAAGGACAGGATGCCACAAAAAGACCATCGGGCAAGCCATAACAGCAGCACGAAAGTCAAACCGGATTCGGGTTGTGGGGGTGGAGAAGTCTGGGAGACGGGGAAGATCGATCTTGAAGTATGCGTTGGTGATAGAATGATCGAGCCCTCTTCTCATTTTTTGCACGGCATAGAAAAGGACGGCGTGACTCCAGAACAGAGGATGCTGATCCTCCAGCATCAGATCGGCGAGGCAGGGTATGCGATCATGAAGTCACGACGGTTCCCAGATGACGAGGCAGGATACCTAGCCGCCGCGAAGCTTGGAGTGGCTGATGCGATGGTCCAGATCGAAATGCTTTGCCTGGATCTCGGCTGGAATCCCGACGAGATCAAGAGGATGGGGCTCCAGCATACCTGGGAACGGTTCAGGGATTTCGAAGCGAAGGGATGGAAATGATCCCAACCCATCTGATCCACCAAGGTGCTGGACTTCCAGACGTTGAAAACCTGGAAGATATAGATAGCACATGTGCCGTCTGTGGTTGCGAAATTTCCGAAGGCGTACCTCTCAAAAAGGTGGTGAGCGATGCGTTCACCAACTGGGATGTGCTGGAGGCCATTGCCGAGGGAGTCTCCGAGTTCGGGGTGGTTCGGCTCCAGGGCGGGGATTCGGAAGCCGCAAAACAAGACGCGGTTGACAGGTTCCAGAACGATCCATCCGTCCGGATCTTCCTAGGATCGATCCGGGCGGCTGGAGTCGGGATCACTCTGACAGCTGCTAGCCTTCTCCTCTTTGTGGAGCTGGACTGGGTGCCGGGGATCATGACTCAGGCGGAGGACCGGATTCACAGAATCGGGACGGCGGGATCGGTCTTGATTCAGCATCTCGTTTACGCCGATTCGATCGACGCCAGGATGGCCGAGGCAATCGTAGACAAGCAGGCGATCATCGAGCAGGCGTTGGATTGAAGAGGTGAGAAAATATGGAAGATGGGATGATAACGTTGGATAGTGAATCTGGAAGACAATTTGGGTTCACTTCAGATAAGTTCGAATCGTGTAGCTATCTATGGAAAGAAGGCAATAGAATTATAGTGAGCTGTATAATGGCGAAAGTAAGAATGCAAGGCCATTTTTCGGCATTAAGATCGGCTATTGAAAATGCTGGATATGAGCTTGCGATTCCAACTCCGCTAGCCGACATGCAAGTTATTTTGAAGCACTGGGGATTTAAGGAGACTCATATCTGGGATGAAGCGTTCGAGGATGTGGAGCTATGGGTGAAAGGAGGCAGGACCACCATCGATTAGGGATAGGGCCATAAGCTATTTATACGATTAGCTTCTTTAGCTAATCTATGGCTAATCCAAGTATTAACATTCCTGATCCTCTACTGGAGGAGATTGACGAGATCGTTAGCCAGCGATCCGAGTACCGGAACAGAAGCCACTTCATCCAGAGGGCTTCAGAAAAAGAGGTGGCGCGTGTGAAAAAGGCGATCGCCCAGGGCGAGCCGCTAGACTTCGCGTGAGGTGAGAGAGATGATTCTTGATCAGTTGATAGAAAAGAAGGAGCTGCTGGCGTATTGTGATCTGCGAATGCGGAGGCTGACAAAAGCGAAACATGAAGAAATGTTACGCCAGCCTCCAGAAAAGAGAGATCTGGTAGCAAAGAGAATAGACGCCAGGGTTGCGGAACTGGCCCATCTGAAGAAACTGGTGCATGGTGGCAAAATCAAAGAGGAGGCGAAAGCCCATTGGCGAGCGCTTAACCCCGACGTACCGGAAAGCTACGGGAAGAGAGGAGGGAGACGAGGGAGGAACGTTCATGACTCCGAATTGTGAAAAATATACGATCGATGTGACGGTGTGCAAGGACGATTTAGTGCGATGCCTGAATGCCATAATAGCAATTCATGGAAAAGATATAGTTGCTAGATGTATGGTAGACTCTGATGAGATGTGCTTCGAGGCGGAAACATCTCTTATTCACAATTGCCCGAAAGATTGCACAATGGAGGATTGTGATAGGTGCAATGAAGGGATGAGAGATATAAAAACAAATCACCGCATAAAAACAACACATTGCAATGTGTCGAAAGGATACAACGCAATGCTAATTCCATGCGGTATTTTGCTGGTCGCCGTTCAATCAATGGTCGTGGGGGATGCGGTGGATATCACGTGTGAAGGGTCACGATCTGGCCCTGGCAACGGCGTTAGTGGATGTTTTACAAACCGATCAGAAGAAATATGGATCGGTGAAAGTGGAGAACTGTGTCCATCGATTGAGATTTTGAATTGCATCCCGCTTAAGTAGAGTGGGAACATGATCCAAATCCCTCCTCAGTTCCGGGTGTCTGGCTTCCAATTCGTGACGCTGGGAGAGTACGGCGATTGGCGGAAGAGGCCAGTTGAATACTTTTGGGAGTGCTTAACCCTAGAAGAGTCGAAAAAGAAGTACAACGAGGAGCTGGCGGCTTTCCATGCTACACGACAGTTCCGGCCACCTAAGAAGCTTCTTGCGGGCGAGCCTTCGAGGCTGACTAATTACGCTTTCAATGATCCGGCCCTCCTCCAGCATCTAGCGCGGGGCTTGAACTTCGGGATCATCAATGGAACCGGGCCGAACGGGTCGGGGCTGGTTACGCTTGATGCTGATAACCTCCCTCGTTTGGCTGAGTTGGTGGACTTCTCCCTCCTCCCTCCTACGCTGGAAGCCGGAAGGCGAGAAGAGAACGGCGAGCCGATCCCAGAGCGACGGCACTTCCATTTTCTCTCTGATCTGGAAGGAAAGCACCTTTTGAAAGATCCCGATACCGGCGAGGATCTGGGAGACCTCAGGGGGACTGGCGGCTTCCAGGTGGTTGGTCCTGGTTCTCTGCATCCATCGGGGGCGCGCGTCGAAGTCCTGGAAGATCGACCTATAGCCACCATCGACGGGGCAGAGCTGTTGGAGGTCCTTAAGCCTGTCCTGGAAGCGTCCAGCCATTCGAAACTAGCGGCGAACCATGCAAAACTGGAGGCACTGAAGCCAAAGATGAGACCACCAACGGCGACGGACACGGACCCCTTCGATGGCGTGGCGATCCTAGATGTGATCGACACCTCAGGCTTCAAGGAGTCTGGGGGCCAATTGTTCGGGTCTCATCCCGTTCATGGAAGCGATACTAATCATAATTTGGTGGTCAATCCATCCAAAAATTCGTGGTGGTGTGGCCGTCATCAAACCGGCGGCGGCCCGGCGATGTGGCTGGCGGTCGAAGCGGGTATCATTCACTGCGATGAAGCCAAATCCGGGGCGATAACCGGGTCAAAGTTCATCGAAGTCTTGGACTATGCGAAGTCGAAGGGCATAATTCCTGATGATAAACCGAAGAGTGATATTCCGATTCAAGTTATAGAACCAAAACAAGACGATGACGAGTCTCTATCGTTCACAAGAGACGATTTTGGGTATTACGATAAGACGATGGTTTATCATTTTAGTCCAACCAAAGCAATTGATGCAGTTCTCGGAAAAATACCGATGTGCGCAACTGGATTCAGCCGCCAGGACAAAGACATCTATCGATTCGACGGCGAGATATATAAGCTGGACGCAGATTCGTTGATATCCGTAAAACTTCGAGACACGTGTGGGGACTATGCACAAACTCGTCAAATAAACGAAGTGTTGAACGGTGTTCTGGCGGCACTGAAACGCCATCCGGTGTCTTTAGTTCCAGACCCGTTTTTAATGCCGCTTCAAAACGGGGTGGTTGATCTCAGAACGGGCCAACTGAGAAGCTACAGGCCCGAAGATTATTTTACGTTTAAATATTGCGCTCATTATGATCCTTCTGGGGGGGAATGGAGAAGGGTTCTATGGCAGCTATGTTCTACTCTTCGAGATCCGCGCGACGTCCTCCAGGCGATCGACATCATGACCTCGATGGTTCTGAGGGTGTCGTTCAATTCGTGGTGTCTCCTCTTTGGCGGAGGTTCTAACGGGAAAGGCAACTTCGAAGATATGATGGCTGCATTCGTCGGTCCGGATCGTGTTTCTGGAATGACCTTAGACGAGCTGAAAGCTTCTAGGTTCGGCCCTGGAACCCTCTTGGATGTAGACCTCTTGATCGTCTCTGAGGTCGAAGGCGTGAAGGGAGCCACCAACGCTATAAAAAAGATAGCAACTGGAGAATTTTTAGATTCGGATGTTAAGTTTGGTGGCCGAAAAAAAGGCAGACCCCATCTTCTAACCGTCCTGGATGCTAACCAGGCTTTCGATTATGGTGATGACAGCTTCGGGCGGCGCCGCCGAACCATCAAGATGGATTTTCCATATCAATTTGGGTACGGTTCGCGCGAACGACCGATAGACCCCCACATGAAAGAGAAGATCACGTCTCCAGGGGCGCTGAGCGGAATCGCAAGCATAGTCATGGCTCGCGCGCCTTACTTAATCGAATCTCGGAGGATATATCGGTATAAGTCCATATCTGAGAGTGAGGCTGAGTACGAAATTCAGAGATACCCCAAAAAATACTTCGTTGAACATTGCATTTCAGCAGTGGATTACGATGACGATGAATGGAGGTCACTGAAAGGCGAAGGCACCGATAGATTAGATATGCCTACGATGGTCTCTGAATACCGCGACTTCTGCACACGGTTTAACGTTCCCATCTCTGACGAAGACAAGAACGTGTCTCAGGAACTCGGTGGATACATAGCAAAAGTTTTTGATGTTAAGTCAGTAAGCACATCAAAAAGCGAAGGCGGAAAGGTCACTAGGTATAGGTACTATCCTGGTATTTGGCTTAAGAAGTCGGCTGCTACCGTTCACGCCGATCATTTACTATCTTACTCCACTTCTACTACACTTACTACACTATTACTACAGAGAGATAAGATAGAAATAGATATCAGTGAGTACATTACTACAGCTACTACGGCTACTACAGCAAAATGGGGAATTTTGTCTATGGAGGAGATTGTAGGAGAAATATGTAAAATGTTTTTATATATTTCGTCTTGTAAAAATCCACAAGAAATATGCTGGGAAAAGTTTGTCGAAAACCCCGTAGTAAGTGTAGTAGCCGTAGTAAGAGGCCGCAGCGTGTCGGTTTGTCTGCCGGAAGGTGTAGTAAGTGCTGTAGTAGAAAAGCCTCTAGCTGTAGTAGAGACTCAAATCCCGTCTCAATTGACCCAACATATATCCGAGCTGGAACGGAAAGAAGAGATCGCGAAACCCGCCAATCTGGCGGAAGAGTACCATATCTCAGAGAAGGATGTATGCGAAATGATGGACGACCGAGGATGGACCGAGGGCAGAGGAGGATTCTGGAGCCCTCCCCCGCGAAGGACGAGGTGATGAGAGATGGTGATATTTCAGCTGAAAGAGAAGGCGTCAATCAATCTGGATGGCATCAAAGTATCGACGCTACATAGAATCGGACGCGAGACCGAGAAGGCTGTACTCCTGGAGGTGGTTCATTCCGTTGGTGGAATGGATGCAAAAAAGATAGGCTACTGGCTTCCAAAAAGCCAGATCAAATACGATGCTGATAAGATCGAGATCCCTAACTGGCTTTGGGACGCGAAAAAATCAGCTATGGACTACGTAGGAGGCGACCCATGATCCTCCTCTCCGTTCTGGTGGACGTCCAGCCGTTCGTCGGGCTCGGAGACGGCAAGACCTGGAGATTACGGCGAGGTGACATGGTATCTTGCAATCCCGGACTGCCCTACAAGCAAGCCCGCGCCCTGGTGGAGAAGGGAGCCGCCCGGTGGGTGAGATCATGACTGACAGAGAACGGGCTATGCGACGGCTGGAACAGCGCGTGAAGATAACCCTACATCCTGGATGGAGATGGCGTCACAGGTTCGGACGCGGGATAGTTCCAGAGAGGAGGGTTGAGTCCGATTAAATCAAAGGATATAAAAAGGATGACTAATATAATTATGGGTCAGAGGTAATAATCGATGGCAAAAGCAGGCGAGCCCCGCCGCAAGAAATTCGACGCTGAGCGCAGAGAGGAGCTTCTGGACCTCCTGAGACAAGGATATAGGCGAGGGCAAGCTTGCAAGCAGGTTGGAATCCACCCCAGCACATTCAATGGTCATATAAACAAAAACCCAAAATTTAAAACCGATGTGATGTACGCCGAGATGGAAGCTAACGAGAAGGTGGAGACTGCGTTATACATGGCTGCGGTTGGGAACGTTAAAAAGAAAATTCAACCTAACGTTACAGCGTGTCAGGTCTGGCTCTATAATCGGTGTCCTGAAGTGTGGGCCGACAAGCGGAACATAGGGAGAGCCCGACCAAAAGACGGCAAGACTCCAGATGTGTCGTTGAAGTCTCCAGAGGATATCAGGAAGGTCTGCGAGACCTTGATCGCCACGATGTTCCAAGAGGGAACGGCGGTCGATGCGCCGAACCAGGTTGCAGGCCTGATGAAAACCTGGATGGAAGCGTTCGGGTTGGAGAAGATCGAGACGTTGGAAAAGAAGATAGCAGAGATCGAGAAGGAGAGGGAGAAGAAATGAGACGCCGCTATCCTGGAGAGATGACCACGCTCGTTGGCTGCGCTAATTGCGGGCTTGGGTACCCATCGACTGAGATGCACCAGATAGACGACGACGTATTTTTATGTGCATCGTGTTATAAAAAAGCACAGATGAACGCTAGGCAATCGAGGAGAGGCCAACCGTGATCGACCTCCTCCCATCAATCCCGCCAGTGTGGGGCTGGAAGAGGGCCAAAGCCGTCGATATCGAGGACGGAGGAGACGGCGGATTCATCGCCCTCATCAAGGATCGTCTCGGCCACAAGATCGGGGTAGGGCAGGGGCCGCTCGCCCTCGCCGCCGCCAACGCATACCTGGAGGCGATGAGCCGTGAGATCTGAAGTATATCGCGGGTATGAGGATGAGTATATGATGCCGCCCAACTATTGGTTCGATCCCCGGACGGCAACCGATTTGGTCAGGAGACATGCGAATGAGAGGTCTATCGTCTTTCGAAAAGAGGCTCGCGAAACTTGAGCCCGACACTGACGAGAAGAGCTTCGCGATTTCTGACGAGATGTTCGCCGAATCGATGAGGCTGATATCGAAAACGGTGCCTGAAGGGCTTGTGGGGAATCCATCGATGGCGGTGGAGGAGGCGGTCGGGTTACTAGGATGACCACAAGTTATATATACCGGGCATGCCTATAATACATATTGTAGGGCGCGAAGCCCTGAGGAGATGAGAGAAGATGTGCATAGGAATCGGGATCGTTGTGGTCGTCCCTGAAGACGGCTCACCTATCAAAATTTATGGTAAAAACGGTAACAGCAGCCATGACACCATCCTCCACGAGATGGTGCCGGTCGAGCTTCACAACAGAGTCGCGAAAATCGAGTACACATACCCACACGCGCTCAGGCTCGATGCACCAGACGAGGAGTGCCGCAAAGCTGCGATCGATCTGGGCGTCGCCGAGATGGGACCGTTCGAGCTCCGCCTGAAGCCCTCTATCGTCGAGATAGTGGCAAAGTGGATCGGAGAAAATCGAATCGACTTCGACGCAAAAACGATGCACCGCGCCGACCTGACGGGAGCCAACCTACGGGGAGCCAACCTGCGGGGAGCCTACCTGACGGGAGCCTACCTGTGGAGGGCTAACCTGACGGGAGCCGACCTGTGGGGGGCCGAC